GTGCTGGTCTACTGCGACAAAAAACCCCACCAGTTTCCTAGACCGGCGGGGCGATTGTGACAGATTTATTTTTTCGGAATTGAAATTAGTGGCTTTTGTGTCGGCCTTTTAGGGCGCCTTATGCCACTAATTCTCTTTGGCGCTAACGATACAGCCATTAACCTTCACCGTTGCCGTTGTCTTCCTCGTTGTCTTCCTCGTTGTCGTCGCCGGGGTCATCCGCCGGCTGTTCGTCAACGGTTCCGGCATACTCTGGCGGTGTCCAGTCGGGATTTTCTTTTGTCTTTTCTTTCCACGTTGCCATCAATAATGCGGCTGCGGTGGGGCTGAATCGCTTTACCGTGTCGTCCTTCTCGCCTGGCCAAAAGGAATATTTACAGTAGAAGTCGAAGATTTTCTTCTCGGCGTCATCCAATTCAAGCCGTTTGCAATTCTCTACAAGTTTCTCGGCATTGATCAATTCGCGCCATAACCGGCATTGCCCTACTGCGGTTCTGGTCGAAGCTTCCGCTATGGCGCATCTGCCGTTCTCTCTCCAGCCTTTCATAATAAACTGTAACGCTAGCGTTGCGCGGGTTAACTCCTGCTGAGTAATTTCGCTCTCTTTGCGGCCGTTGCGGATCAGTAAAGACAAGGCTGCAATGACACGCGAGTGGTCATTACCGTAAACAAGTAACTGACTGTTACTCCAAGGGTCAACGGGGGCCTTTGGCGTGCGGGTCTTGCGGGTCTGGGCGGCAATTAAGGCAGCCTGGGTTGCGGCTAGTTGTTCCTGCATTGCGGCCATCATTGCGGCAAGCTCCGGGGGGAGTGCGGCTAGTTGTTCGGGCGTCAATGTAACGGCTGCGGGGGTGTTTGCGGGGGTGTTTTCCATTTCATTCTCCAGTTTCTTGGTGGCGTTGTTTGCGGTGGTGGTGGCGTTGGTGGCGTTGGTGTTTTCCATCTTCTTGTCTCCAGTTTTTTGGTTCCGGTTACTCGCCTATAACCTAGTTGTTATAGGCGTTAAAATTGTGGTTGTTAGTCATGCTGTTTAAGAAGCTCTTCCAGACTCTTTCCGGCATTATTAGTCTTAACCATTGCCGAGACTATTAGTGCTGCTGTACTGTCGTTTGCCATTGCGCGGGTGGCGTAGTCGGCGTCTGCGGCAATAGCTTCAACTATTTCTGCAAAGGCCGTCTTAAGTAGTTTTTCTGCATGGCGCAATTTTGTTACTGTCGTTGTTTTCATTTTTCGCTTTTCTCCATGTTAGGGTTTTTACTGGGGCGGGGCGAACTCTTTACTGAGCATGCTATTAATATAATGTCTATACCAGTTTTGCGAGTCATTTTTTTGTTTTTTTATGTTTTTTGTGTCGATTGTTTGCAAGTTGTTTATATTCAACGAGTTACATATTTTAACATAACTTGGCATACTATACGCTATAATACCATATATGCACACAATTATAGGCGTTCGGTTATTGTATGGTATTTCTTATTTGCTAATGTCTCTTATTTTACTCTCTTTGTCGTTGTTTAATCATTTACTTAACATTTTATACAATCATATTCATACACCACTATTTATATATCTGTCTGTATGGCGTTATGATTGCCCCAGCTTGTATTGGCCAGTATATACATCTACACCTATGCATCGGTGTGTGAAAACTCTATGCATCGGCATCTAAAATAGCCCTATGCATCGGCGTGTGAAATGCATAGGGCTGTGCATCGACATCTACCACTTATAATCTTCGTTCAGCCAGTCCCAAAATACGTTGTCAATGTAATCTTTAATGCCGTTTAGATCCTTACCAGTGACAACAATATTAAGGCCGTAGAAGCCAGGATTGACAGTAATGGTGTGGTCTGTCCATCCATCATAGAATCCAACATCACTCATGTGGTGATATTCTGTATAAAAAATCAGCTTCTTGTTTGAGGATTTGTCTCTGTCAAACGTAGTGCCAGAATCAAATCCGCTTCCCGATGGTGCACTCTTCATGATGTCGGATAGCTTATCTTCCATTTTACCATCTAGTGCCGTTACGATTGCTTGATAGACCTTCATTTGTTAATCTCCTTTGTTGCTTCAATTATCATGGCGTTCAATGCATCGACGTGTGATATATAGGGCTATGCATCGGCGTGCTACTTTGTCGCATCCTTCTCTGCGTTGATGATAAAGGCATTGAGTGCATCGATGTCCGAATCCAATTGCCAGATGAAGTCAGCAATGGGATGCTTGGTGGATAGGATGAAATGATAGATGCGTTTGATGGTTTTCATGGTGTGTCCTTTAGTTATCAATCCCCACGCCAGAACAAAACACGCTGAGGATGTATGCAATATGAGCCACATTCATCCCCGTCTCGCGACTGATAACCTTGATGGCTTTATGGCGCTTGTAATGGAGATTGGCAACTAAACGATTGAACATACTGATGACTTTTTCTTTTTCTTCTGTCTTCATTTTCATCTTCTCCTTGTGTTAGATATCTTTGGACTCGATGTATTCCCTGACGTGGATTTCTGCATTGAATACCAGACTATCTTCTGACATATTCGGATCGTTAAAAAGCTCGTCCTCGCTTACATCCCAGTCCTCCTGCGCCTCAACCTGCGCATCTGGGTTTTGCAGATTGTGGTCAAACAAGATGTGGAGGCAATAGAAGTTATACAGCAATCTCGCATACTTTTCGTCCATCATTTTCTTTTCTCCTTGTTATTTTACATTACAGAGGATGAAAACAAGCAAAGCAGCAGAATGAATCGCTTGATCGCTTGGCTTGTGTGCAACGTCGTACAGAAGCTCCAAAATACCACAATCAGTAAAAAAGTGCCCAGAACAATCGTACTTCTCAACAAATGCCTTCACGATATCAATGCTGGCCACATCAAACGTGTCGTCTTGGATGGCAATAATAATGACACTCAGATGGCCGACAATCCAGAGACGCTGTTTCATGGTGGGCTTTTTCTTCATCATTTTCTTTTCTCCTTTACATTAGATATAGAGTAACCGAAACTGGCACTGCACCGTGATTGATGCAGTGCCGACAAACTGCCTAGTCTGGTATCTCTATGATGCGTGAGAGATGCCAGTCCATGCTCATCTTCAGTCGCTTTTTCTCCAGATTGTCATAGCGGTTATTCTTGTGCTGTAACTGCGCCAATGCATCTTTGTCCCTTGCCGCGCTGGCGACCATCTCTTCATTAAACTTGATGGCCTTGTCCTTCTGTCTATCGTACTCGTCTTTTGCCGATGACCAGGCCTTTGCGGCGATCAGGATATTGTACCATGATTCAAATGCGCCCTCATCTACCTCACAGATTGACCCTCTGGTATACTGGCGACACTCACATCCATCCCAAAGATAGATGTAGTCGCCATACGTACTATCCCCCCTTCTACGATAGACAGTACGTGTTTCCTGCCCTCGCCATCCACGCGACAGAAGATTCGCAACTAGGGTCACTCCGTAGCTATGGCATCTGATAACGCGCTTAACCGCCTTATCGATAAGCGCCTTGTCGTGCATCTCGTCGTTTAGGGCAGTGGGATGCTTGCTACCCTCTTCATTCATAGTAGTGCAGAGATCATCAACTGCATACAAATAGTTCATCCAGGCACTGTTGAGCTTATCGGCCAGGGATACGCTGCTCAGGGTGTTGGTGATAAATTCCATCATTTTCTTTTCTCCCTTAGATAGAGGACGCACACATTGGAACCTTGCTAGTAACTTGTTTTTGTTACTGTCTATACTATAGCTCATGTTTTACGTTTTTCAAGTAACATTCACATAAATCTTAACATTATTTTTAGATAGTCTGGCGGTGTTTTGTCCATGCTCTTTTTTGTCGCCTGTATATAATAAAGTATATAATAGTGCATAGTTTCATATTTTCAAGCCACTAAAACAATAAAATTACATGTATCTTTTTGGTAGAAGAAATAATTATGTCAGTTTCGATATAATTAAACGCGGGCATCGGGCTGGGCGCTCATTTTTGCACATTTTTGATTAACTCCGTGCTTATTTATGATCGGTTTTGCTTGAATTTGCTCATCTAGGCGATTAGCTCAAGGCTAAACTAACGTCGCATAATATCACCAAAAACAAACAATCGTAATAACTCTCATGCCTAAAAAGTAGAAAATACCATAAAAACACAAAAATCGTAATAATTCCCACGTCGCATAATATCACCAAAAATAATTGATTCACTTATGTTAAATCACTTCTCACAAAAGTAAATCAATCATAGTTAAGTTGTTTGTGTATAAGCCTTTGTACATAAATCAATTTCCAGCTATGCATCGACATTTGGAATTGCATGGACTTTTCTATGCATCGGTATCTAGGATTGTGTGCATCGGTATCTGGGATTGTATGGACTTTTCTATGCATCGGTATCTAGGATTGTGTGCATCGGTGTATGGAGTTGTGCATCGACATTTGGTGTTCTGGTATGCCTCTCTTTTTGATTGTAGCAGCCTTATTTCGCGTCTTATAGTCCAGATGGGGTAATTAGTGGGGTATTATTCCATTTGCTCTTTTTGGGGCCTTTATATCAATTCTACGGCGTTTATGGCTGATGGGGCATGGCGGCAGTGGAAAGAACTGTTTTTGAGATTTGGGAATTGCCACGTTTTAAGGAAAGGGGGTAGGGGGATAGGATTCTTCTGTTGGTATCTCGTGGGGGGAGGGTGGCGTCTTTTCTTTTAATGGGGAATGATGCCGGAGAGCAGCCTTGTCTTTGGATTTGGGAATGACTGAGGGGGTCGAGCGATAGCGAGCCACCGAAGGAATGGTGTTTGCATTGAGGATCGGCCAGAGGATGGGGTTTTGGATTGGGATTGGGATTGGGTGTGTGTGCTTGGTTTCCGTAAATGGTGTATTGATCCGATCCAGCGAGCGATAGCGAGCTGGTGAGGATGGTTGTGTTCCTCTTGTTTTTCTTTTCTTATATTTCTTTTCTGTAGGTATTTAAAAGAGAAATCCAATCCGTATTCCTTTTTTGTTTTTCTTTCCCATTTAAGAGATTGGAAATAATACATAATTACTTTTACTTCTATTTCTATGTTACTATCTATGTAAACTTTTGCTATAAATACATACCCTAACACCTATCACCACCCCGTCACCTATCAACCCCAAACATACCACCCAACACCAAACCCAGAAAAAACAACCCCAATCCAAACACCAAACCCCGACAACCCTATCCTCCTTTATCTTTTTCCCCTAACACTTCCTTTACCCTATCCCCTATATCCCCTTTCCCTAATGGTTCCTCTTTCCCCCTTTCCTTGATGGTTCCTTTCCCTTGCTCCCCTTTCCTCTTTCCTTGCCCCTAAAAAAGAATCCCTTTCCTCTTCCCGCCTTTCTTTCCCCTTCTTTCCTATCCCCCTCCGCTTTCCTCTATCCCCAAATGAATCTTAGGCTTGAAAAAATAAATAGCACTAAAATGTTTAATACGACTTGAAAAACGGTAATTGTGTGCTATAGTATTACCATATTAAATAAAGGCGACAATGACACGGCGCCAGTAACCGAAAAGAGTGTCAAAGAATCCCAAATCTAAACCAAAGGAGAATCCCATGCCGGATTGCTTATCTGTTCTGAGTGTGGGCGATGATGTTATGCTAGATGATGGTGTCGAATATGATAATGTAATAGCGAACGTCATAAGTCTGTCCAAAGAATACATTGAAGTTCGTGTGGTTTACTGTATCAATGCGGAGCTGGATGATTTTCTACGCAATGCAAGGATAAAAATACCAATCAAGACATTTTTGCAAGGTGTGTACTATATCCGCCGTGGTGTTCATGTAATATGGAAAGCAGACTAAAGGAGAGCAAGATGGAAAAGGTCTATGAGATCGTTATCGGGCTGAATGACAAGGATACCAAGCAGCAGAAAATCTCCACTGTCGAAGCCTATAAGATCACGGAGAACCTGCTTTGCCATCATATCGGTGGTGGGAGCATATTCGAGGGTATGGGCATCTACACGCACGCCGACAGTACCATCGTGCGTGAGCGGTCGTTGTCGGTAAAAACATCTACCGACAATCACCAGTCCGTTCTTGATTTTGTTGCGGCGGTGAAGGCTGCATTGAATCAGGAATCCGTCTACGTGCAGCAAATGGAAGTGAATGTGTCGTTTATCTGATCACAAACCAAAGGAGATTACCATGAGTACAAAGAAGTATCCAGCACCAAAGCATCCAGACCCAATTAAGCCACCAACACACAAGGACATGCTGGAGTTGATTGCCATGGCTGCGGACTTTGCTTCCATTAGCGATCCAGGAGACATGAGGAAGGGCATAGGATTGCTGGCGGGCGCACTTCACAAATTGGGCATTCATCATTACTTTTGCGGCGGACTGTTTGGCGGCCTTGAGGATGTGCACAGGACATCCTATCAATCCGACCTCTCATATAACAAGTTTCAGTGGTTGCGCTTTATTCAGAGATTGTCAACATTCAAGGTCGAACGTGATTGGCCTGAGAAGAGCGTTTCGGAGTCCAGCGAAGAGCAGAACTGATGTCGAACCAACTAAAGGAGATTGACCCATGACAAGCAAGGAAGAAATCAAAGAAGCTCTCTATGAATGCAATGATGAGTTGGTTATCGGTCTGTGGAATAAGTGTGCCAATGAACACAAGTACGAAGAGGTGTTTATCAACGATGTGGGGTTCTTCTATGACTGTATCGTGCGCGGGGGCAATCACTGGGAGTTTGCGGAGGCGGTATGCGGAGGCAACTACAACACTAAGGATAAATATGCATGGTTCAACTCCAATCGTGCGCTTATGTCTTTCAATCGCCCGTGTGATGAATTGTCGCCAGTTGATTACGATGTGTTGGCCAGCTTTATCCATGAGCGGTATGACTTGATAGCGCCCAGTGATTTGTGTGATATCGAAATAAACAACTAGGAGGATTAAGATGGAAAGTTATACTGATATGAAAGCCCGCCATCACAAGGAAATTGACGCTCTGCCAATCTGTTATGCATTCAACAAAGAGCAGCTTGATGAGGCAAAAAAGAAGTTGGGTGATGTCCCACTTGCTACTTTCGGGTGTGGCTCTGTATATCGCAAGGCCGACTTTGGCCTTATTAGTTCAGTGCTTGATCGGCATGAAGAAGAGCACAAGAGGCTCCGCGAGGATTACAAAGCGCTTGAGGATGGATTCTTGTATGAGATGGCCAATCATGAGTTCAACATCAACTGGCAGGGCGTCGAGGATGTGCTTCGGTGTTTTGATATGACCGAAGAAGATTTGCAGACCAATCAAGGGTTGAAGGCGGCATTTGATTCAGCACGTCGCCGGTATTATGAAAGCATCAAGGAGGATTGATCAATGCCAAAACAAAGACAGATTATTGCACTGGTGAGAGTATGCAATGCCGTGGCTGAGTATTGTGAAGCCATGCGCGAGGTGGATAGGGATTCGATTCCTTATGTATGGAAGTGGCTAGTGAACTTTGAGCTGAATAAAAACAAAGGGGTGATGGACATTATTGAGCAAATTAACAGTTGTACCAATAACAGCGATTGGGAGCATGTCGTGAAGCTATGGTTGCGCCTCGTTGCTGCTGTGGCCGTCACTGATTGTGTTGCTTACAAGGAGGATTGATTATGCGAAGCCTGGGAATGTTACCAATCGTGCTTATTATCTACTCACAACCAAAAGGTATTATGATTGGTCGTTATGTAGCAGATGAGGCAGACTGTGCTGATGACGCCCAAAAGGAGCTGATGGCCGGCGTGCGTGATTGGACAAAGCAGCGTGTGGATAAGTATATGGGATTGCACCAGGATTATTTTGCCAAAGATGATATCCGCAATCTCAAGAAATATGGATTCGGCAAGGATTTCACTATCTAGAACAAAGGAGAATCACGATGGAAAACACTATGACCGCAGCAGACATTCAAGCTCAAGCGACCAAGATTGAGGACAACGCCAAGACAGCTATCCCGGAGAACAAAACACGCGAGGAGTTCATCAAGCGCGTCAGCAAGATTGACCCGCTGGTGCAGGAGTTTTTCTGTAAGGGCTTCAGCGCGAAAAACAACAGGGATTTTGAGGCCGAGTTAAAGATGTTCAATGGCGACAGGAATGATGGTTTGGGTGCTTCGTATAGCTTTAATCATCACCTGCCATTGAGTCCTGTGAAGCCGCCGAGATTTTATACGCCATTGGAAGCAGCGACACTTCATGTATCCGATGACCTGACACGCAAGCAGCTTTCTTCCATCAAGGTAGAAAATGGCTATGCCTGTGGTACTGATGGTCGTCGGTTGGTGATTGTGCCTTTCACCGATTTTCCAGATGGCATGTGGCGCGAGATTGACAAGAAGAACTACATAGCTTTCGGTGACAGGTCGGAGGATGATGTCAAGAAGTGGATTGATGCTGCTTTTATAGATTCACCGCCCAATATCGTAGAGGCTATTGCGATGTCTGAGGCGTACAAGCGAACTGCCGAATTCACATCACACTACCCACGGAAGATTGGCAAGAAGTGGTATCATAACAACATCGAGGGCGAATATCCAAACGTCAAACAGGTCATTCCTACTGACCTCTCCGATTGCTTCGTGATTGAACACGCCGAAAAACTCCTGCCACATGTCCAAGCGGCACTTAATTTTTACAAACTTCGAGGAACTGATTCGACGACTGTGACGGTGCTGTTAAATGATGAGATGGTCTATTTTGATGGTGTGTTTATCCGTGATGCGCTGTTGTCTCTTGGGGGATTTGGGCCAGTTACGTTCTACATTGGCGATGTGAGAGGTCCAGCAGTGCTCAAGGCCGGCGATGCTCTGGCGGTGATTATGCCAATGCGAGGAGAAAGGGCAGACGATTATAGTACGGTTTCAAGCGGCGTCATTATCAATATGCCTGGGTGGGATAAGGTCTCCAATGCCCCATCACCCACGAAACGAAAGACCATCACCAAGACAACCAAACGTACTATCTATGCGGTGGCGTCCATGATAACCGAGAGTACATTGTTGGTAGTGACCCAAGATGGTGCTGTTGGATTTGCTATTCCGAGTGATGGTACTACCCACACGGAAGATGATGCCATAGAGATATTCAAGAATGAGTGCCATAGGTATCTGACAATTCTAGGTCTGGCTGACTCCATCGACTTGCGCATCACTAAAGGGCGCTAATCACATGCTCCCATCATAAATCATAGTGATGGGAGCATTTTTCTTTTCGTTGTTACTTGAAAAACACATAAGGTGTGCTATAGTATTCAATGTTACGGAAAGAACGCCGCAACGCCAAACATCCACACACTAACAACGGAGAAGATTACAATGGCAAGCGTATACGAGATCGTAACCGAAAAGATTATCGAAAAGATGGACAAAGGTATCATTCCGTGGCATCAACCTTGGCACGGAGCCAGTCAGATCGATGGTGTGTTGGGTTTCTATCGCAATGGCGTGTCGAAGCGCAAATACACAGGAATGAATATCCTTATGCTTGCGGGATGCGGATATGATAGCCCAGACTTCTTTACGTTCAAGCAGATCAGTGACGCCGGAGCACATATCAGAAAGGGCGAGAAGTCCGAGATGGTAGTGTTTTGGAAGCGCAGTCAATATCTATCAAAACCAGAGGAGGGTGATGACGACTCCGAGACTGAACTGAAAACAGGATTGCTTATGCGATATTACAACGTATGGAATCGTGCACAGATTGAAGGACTGAAGCCACCAAAGGATGTACAAAATGCCGACAGCACTACACCAGAGGCACCAAAAATCCGCCCTATTGACATGGCCGAGAAGGTAGTGCAGGGCTATCAGGACGGGCCGACAATCGCAGAGGGCGTCCAGCGTGCATATTATTCACCAGTCATTGACCATGTGAATATGCCAGAACGCCAATCCTTTATCAGTGCAGAGGCTTGGTACAGCACGTTATTTCATGAATTGACGCATTCCACGGGACACGATAAGCGCCTAAACCGTAAGGACATGAAAATCTATCGCAAGGAGTTTCGAGCGCGTGAAGAGCTGATTGCGGAGATCAGCGCGGCGTTCCTCTGTGAGCATTGCGGGATAGGTGCTCCGGTGATCGAAAACACCGTGGCATATGTACAATCGTGGAAGAAGCATCTCAAGGACGACCCGAGGATAATTGCCACGGCGGCGCAACAAGCACAAAAGGCGGCTAACTGGATACTGAACAACCGCAATCAGAACAAGGAGTACTAAGATGAGCTACACGATCAAGTTCAAAAATGGATGTATAGGGAAGTTTGAAGCACTTCACCACGAAGATCTTAGTTATGCCGATCTTCATGGTGCTGATCTTAGTTATGCCGATCTTCATGGTGCTGATCTTAGTTATGCCGATCTTCAGGATGCCAATCTTCACGGTGCCAATCTTAGTGGTGCCAATCTTCACGGTGCCAATCTTAGTGGTACCAATCTTTATGGTGCCAATCTTCACTGTGCCAATCTTCACGGTGCCAATCTTAGCAGTGCAGATCTTGGCCCTGCCAATCTTAGTGGTGCCAATCTTAGCAGTGCCAATCTCAGTTGTGCAAATCTTCGTGGTGCAAATCTTAACAGTGCCAATCTTAGTGGTACCAATCTTAGTGGTGCTGATATTGATTTTTCTGTATGGCCTTTGTGGTGTGGGAGCCTCGGCGTTAAAACAGATAAACGCGTCGCCGCCCAGCTGCTCTATCACGCTTTAGATGCGATGGAGAACTGCACCGATGCTTGTGTTAGGGATATGGTGTTGCGCCATAAGGATTTGCTAGAGTTTGCTAATTCCTTCCATCGTGTGGTGGACGGTGATTGTGCTTCCATTTGTGCCAAGACTAACAAGGAGGATTGAACAATGGATAAGCAAAAGTATTACGTAATCTCATGCGAAGATGCCGCGCACGCAGACGCCGACAACGACTGGATGTATGTTTCAACCAAGCCAGCATACGGCAACATGGATAAGCAGCCGGTTATCTATGGATGGGCCGGTGCGACAAACGGCATCAGCGTGTGTGGCCTTGGTGAGTTCAATTCTGTGGAATCAGCGCTTGAGTACATCCATGAGAACTTTGATTGTAGGGATGGTGATGAGAATGGCCTATATGACGACTTCAATCAAGACCCCGACATCATCCACACCTTCAAGCTCGGACTGCTACACGTGATGGACAGACAGGAGACGGGTGATTATATGTGGGAGTGGCTAAAGGATATCACAGGAAAGGAAAGTGATAGTGACCTTGACAAGATGTGGGACAATGCACAAGAAAATGCAAGGGACAACGGATGTCTTGTTGGTGGCGGAGGTCTTGATATGCTTTATGCCAGGCGCGATGCAGTCAAGCACGAAAGAGAGGGATGACCATGTGTAGAAACAGAAATTGTGAAAACTTTAATGCGGAATCGGCTAAACATGATTATTGCGTCAAATGCATAAAGATGGCGAATGAAGTAATGTCAAATGCACGATGCGTCAAGACGGGAAATAGACCTGAGTTCGAACAAGCATTAAGAATCGCTGAGCACGCCTTGAAGATTTATCAAAATACCTATTCTTCACCTGAACAATTGGAATGGGCTACTATGATTTACCCATCTGGCTGGGCTGACTTGTTTGAAGGGAATAAAGAAGAGGTGAAGCCATGAGCAGCAATAATTTCCAGATGGGTGGTATGCTGAGGATTTGAAGCCGGTATTTGAGCGTGTTACTGGCTTGTACTTGAGTCTATAATACAAGGAGAAACGACAATGAAGCAAACAAAAGTGACCATCCGGAGAGGTGAGTGCTACGGTGCTGGATATGTCTATAATGTCTATGGGCAGGATGGCATAGACAATGGCGAGCTGGTGGCAATCTATACCTCAGGCCCAAACGGATTCAAATTGCATGGCTCAGGAGGAGTTCGTGGATGGTACAAATGCCACCGGTTATTCAAATCATTTGAGGAGCTGGTGAAGGCTCGTGGGTGGATTGTGCTGGAAAATGGTAGCGTTGACATCTAAAGGAGTACCGAGCAATGGACATGGAAAAACGTAAGCAGATCATGAACTTTATCATCGAGAACGGAATTGATGAATACGGCTGGTTGATTCGTGTATGGAACGAGTGTGTACTTAGCGCTGAATTGGGGAACGAGCTGCTAATCTTCAATAATACACCGGATGCTTTTCTGGCTGCTAGGGCACACGGTAAAGGGCCAATAGCGGGTAATCGGATGGTTAAGTACGCAGCGAAGGATGATTATGTCTGCTTTGCTGGCAAGCAGGCAAGGTCGTTTAGCGATTTGCGAGAAACCGACTGCCCACTTGATTTGTGTTTGATGGTGGAGTGCCTGTGTGATATGGATGATGATGAACGCCGGAGCCTTGGTATCTATCTTGTGGACGAGGTAAGTCCTGATGAAGAGTGATGTATAGTATAGCGGCATGGCACTTTACCCTTGCTTTAAGAACGTGAATAAAGGGCCATTTTAGGGCACTACGGCACTTCACCCTATAGGAACCGCCCTTACAGCACAACGCCTTAAAAATGGCCTATTATGCAAAGGGAATAGGCCATTTACACAACCAATAACGGGAACAATGACCATGACAAAGAAAACAAGGCACGACGTATTGAAGGAGTTTGTTGAATCACCAATCTTTAAGCGGCGCAATGATGATTCTGACTGGATGCTGAGGACTGACCCGTTGAAGGGCGTGGATACTCGCGTGACTATGGCCATGCTATCAAGAGGCAGCACACCAGAAAGTATCAAGATTCATATGTTGGTAGATATCTGTGGGGCCGTAAATGCAATGAAAACGGTGGTTATCGACACTACGGATGACATTACATCGATATACGTTCTAGACAGCCGTTACCAATCCTTTGACCGTGAGCTGATTGATGTCGTCCGCAAGTGGCTCAATCAGGCACCAGAGGACGACATGATACATGATGAGAGCTTCTTGTCATCGATAGATGGCGACTCTGGTTACAAATATCTATGGTTGGTTGCGTGGGCAGGTGCATCGGTATGCGTGGGCTTCTGTGTCTTTTGTACATGGTTGAAAGTAAGTGAGTTTTTTGCGGGGTTGTGATGGATTACTTGACCATAGGTGAATTGCAACGGTCGTTTGACACAAAGCCAATCGACGAGCAGATAAAGATTGCCGGTGAGCTTGGTGAGTGGTGTGTGCGGGCTATAGAAACCAACGGCCTACATCGACATACGTACTGCATTCACCCTATGGAACTGCACATCACCAAGGCCATCGTCTACGGCATACCACTTGAAACATTCATCGCTCAATATGTTGGAGTGAACGCAAAGACCAACCCTAAAACAATCAGAAGGCATTGGCGACGCATTAAGGCCATTATTGACACGGTGGATAATGAACGAAAGGATTACCAGTGAGAGGCCGTAGCAAACTTCTGGATATGATGCCACTTGTAAGCATGAGCGATGAAGAGCTAAGGGAACAGGTATCAAAAGCAAAGGCCGGAGATGATGAGGCCGTTGCCATTGTCCTATCTGCTGTCATGCGCCGTGTCTACTGGCTTGCACAACGATATGAGCGGGTAGACTTGCTTGACGACATGATACAAGAAGGTGCTATGGCTGTGATGGAGGCTATTGACAAGTTTGATCCTGAGAGGGCAAGGGATTCTTCGTTTATATCTTACATGACGCTTTGGGTAAAATCTCGTATACGCGGCCATTTGAAGAAGGACGTGCAGATAAGGACACACGATAAGAGCGTTGAGTATGTAAGCATGGACGCGCCTATTGCTGATGATGAACGGGTGTGGCATGACGTACTGGCAGTGGATTCACAGTCACCGTACACGCAATGCCAACTGAGTCATGATGCAATAGTGATACGCGGTCTTGTGCATGAGCTTGACGACAAGGAACGCGATGCAATTATTATGACATTTGGCTTGGGTAGAGAGCCTATGCCGAGAGATGAGTATGCCCGTCGGTGTGGTGTTACAGGCCAGACAATCTACAATCGAGTACAGAGCGGCATAGGCAAAATGAGAAAGATGGCAGGATTGAAATGAAAATGAAAGTAACAGTGGTATTTGATGAGGAGATAGCGGTAGAACGGGCCGTGGATTTTGTTGCGAGGATATTAAGGAACAGGATTGAGTACATTAAACACAATCGCGACCACACTATTGAGTATGATAACGGGATGCTTAAGGCCGACCTGTATCCATCGGCAAAAGTAAATAAAGATGATCTGTGGTTTAGTGTCACGCAAGCAACGAACGAAGGGGATTGACACCAGTGAGCGAATCAAGCAAGTACATCATTGGCCATCTTGGTACTGTAGACCTTGACGATGCCACACTACGCAAGGAAGTAATCAAAGCGCAGACCGGTGACGATTGCGCCATGAATACAGTAATATCGGCAGTCATCAAGCGCATACATTGGATAGCCTCTCGTTGTGGTCGTCCAGAGATGATGGATGACCTGGTGCAAGAGGGTGCGTTGGCCATAATGACAGCCGTTGAACGTTTCGATGCCGAGAAGGCCGGGAACTCGTCCTTTGTGTCCTATGCGTCATTGTGGGCTAAATCACGCATGAGGAATGCCCTAGCGCTGGCAGAGCCGGTAAGGTCACAGGATAAGGGTACGGCATTTCTGAGCTTTGATGCCATGCTATATGAAGATTCAGACAAAGCCCTACATGAGACTATTCCATCGACATACCCAACCCCGTATGCAGCCTATCGACAAGAGGAGGATGTAAAAACCATGTACGAACTATTGGACAAACTGAGCCTAGAAGAAAAAGATGCGATCATGCGCGTGCTCGGTCTAGGCGATGGTGGCAAGGAGCGGAATATGGATGTGGCTGCGAGTTGTGGTGTTAGTAAGAACGCTATCACCAATCGTGTCAAGCGCGGCATCAAACGTATGCGGGCGATGGTGCAAACGAAGGAAGTGGGACAACTATGAAGAACGAAACAAATAAATCAGAATCTCGTACCTACACAACTGATGAGATGGTTGCACTTGTCAATAGATTGCTGGCGTACTTGGATGACAGAGATTGGAGACGCGTGGAGGATATATTTCCAGATGAATACGAAAGAGATATAGCTAGAAAGCTGACTGCTGGCTATGGTGAACTGACGCATTGTGCCATGTGCGGGCATTGGAAGTGGAATAAGGATATGTCTGGCCAGTGCTCGTTGCAGCTAAAAGGCAGGTGCGACAAGTTTTATAGAAAAGATCAGCAATGGAGATGAATAATGAAATACATGGGCAGTAAAAAGGCGATCGAAAAACTGTTCAGATGTAAAATGTAAGGAGTAGCAATGAACCCCACATGGAGAAATATATTACCGATTGCATATGCCGCAGTTCTGGTCGCTGTTAGGCTGGTTGCGCACAAATATGACATTCAAGACCCATATATCAGCGCACTATGTACCATCTTGTTGATTGCGTGTGTGTTCTGTTGGTTCGATTCCTTTTTTAGTTGATCCTCTTTATCTGCGGTGTCACATCTTTCAACTCTCGTGGTCGTTCAGAGAAGTTGAACACCACCGACACGGCCTTTGATTCGCTCTTTTCCTTTTCCGTCTGAGCGAGTTTAGCCAGGCCATCAATAGCCTTGAGTCGTGCCTGCGGGGCCATCTCGCCGTCGTCAGCAATTTCCTCATACATCGACGCCAAGGATAGCTTGTTTGGCTGCGTCACTTCCCATTCAGTATTGATCAGATATTTGAGGCGTTCTCTGAATCGTGGCTTGCGCATCAATACACGCATGGAGTTTTTGTCTTGGAAGTGCTTTCCGGTGATGGTGAATCCGGCTTCCTTGTACAGCAGAAACAGATCATCGGATTTAGTTATACGGCGGTCGATTATGTTCAGTAAAAAGGTTTCTATCTTTTCGTCGTCTATGGGATCTTCTGGATTGCCTTCCACATCGGCTGCTGGAAATGGACTCGTTGGCTCTGTATCGGCGTGTATGGCAGCGAGCTTCTGTCCTCTGGTGAGCGCTACATCGGCAGGTGGATTAGTTGGGTCGATTTCCACTATTTGCATAGACGCATCAAGTAAGTTTTTTGGCATAGTAAACGACATTTTTAGTTTCTCCGGCTTGTATTTATAGCATTTAGTGCTATAGTATATTATAGCGTAAAGAGAACGAAAGTCAAGCTCAAACAGGTGTGAGGTGCAATCGCCATCGGCGGGTTTTATCCATTTTCCCCGCCAACCACTCCCATCACCCATCCAGTCTTCTCCTGCTGTGGGTGTGCAGGCCCTTGTTCCGTGTCCTGCCGTAATTGCATCGACGGAACGCTTTTTACACCACCACGAAAGCCCATAAATATTCATGTATATCCACAACAACCATATTTATTTCGAGCACAAAGGCCAGACGCTAAAGTTGCCTTATAGCGAAAAAGCGTTGGATACCCTAAGTGCTCGCGGCATAGATATAACTCCGATAACGACAGTCAATGGCCGACTGAAACGGGAGTTATATCCATTCCAATTTACGGCAATCCTCAAGTGTCGGGAACATGGCTGGAACTTGTTGCTTGCGGATCAGATGGGCGTTGGTAAGACCCTGACCGCCATCGCTTGTTCCGTGGCCTATGGTGCCGAGAAAACGCTGTACGTGGTGCCTGCAAACGTGAAGTACCAATGGCAGGACGAGATACTTAAAAGCGTGTCTGGTGCGCCTATTGTCCATGTATGCGAGGGCCAGACATTCACGGATGGGGACTTGCATTGGATAAGCCTTGCCAACCACATCATCATTAACTATCAAATTGTCAACTACTGGATAGAGGCACTAACTACTGTCCATTACGACTTTATGATTCTGGATGAGGCGCACAAGATAAAACACCGCCAATCACAATGCGCCAAAGCCTGTCACACCATAAAAAGAAATGCCGACCACGCCATCTGTCTGTCCGGTACGCCATTGACAGACCGCACAGCCGATATCTGGAATGTAGTGAAGTTCGTAGACCCTACCATATTCCCATCAGAGTTCGCCTTCCAGCAGAGATATTGCACGGGCCTCAGTAGTACATCGGCAACCGTGTCCGTGAACACCCTTGACCTGCATCGGCAACTGACCAATTCCGGTGTGATGCTCCGCCGCACAAAGAAGGACGTGTACAAACAGTTGCCAAAAGTAGTGACCGAGATTGTGCCATTGAGAGTATCATCATCGGCCCTCGCTGAAGCTGAACGCAAATCGGTAGGCATGATGAGGAACATGGTGCGGTCTATTGGTGCAGGTAGAAATACCATGCAGTTCAAGTTTCAGGCATCCATGGAAGAGTATATGCAGGAGGCCGTCAAAGCTAAGATGCCCCTTATGCTCAAGTGGATAGAGGACTTTCTTGAGGACAGCGATGAAAAGCTGGTGGTAGCTGTAGTGCATCGTGAAAAGGCCGGCCATGTCATCTACCGGCACTTCAAGCATTGTTCTGTGCTCATTGATGGCGCTGTGACGGGCAAGAACAAGGTGAAGATGAAAGAGCAATTCCTGAAAGACCCGAACACCCGGCTGCTTATTGGCAATGTACAGAGCATTGGTACTGGCATTGACGGCCTGCAATCGGGTTGTAGCTCAATGGCCGTATGCGAATTGCCGTGGTCGCCGGCAGACTACCAGCAGCTTCTTGCCCGCCTAGATAGGAATGGCCAGAAGGAGACTGTCAATATCTTTGTGCTGTCCGTATATGGCTCAGTAGATGGCTATCTTGCCGGAGTGCTGGATCGCAAAGCCCGTGTTTTGCGTGAGGTCTTAGATGGCCGCCAGCCCGATGACGTAGAACTCATAACAGAACTAATGAAAGTGTACGATGCCCAAAACACCTAAAGAAAAGAAGATAACGTACATCAAAAAGGGAACCAAGGTACGAGTCACAAACTGTATCGGCAAAGAGCGCGTTGGCATTATGGAAGGCTGTAATGACGTATTGGGCCATATCATTTTAGGCGATGGCTTCAGATTGGCTTTTGGTTGTGATGCGAAGATCGTCCCAGCGTCAAAGAATACGCCATTGTCTTTGTGTGATTATGTCATTGAGCGCGATAGATTCTGGGATGTAGTGAGTGGCGAACCGAGCAAGCGATACAAGGATGTCTATTATGGAGAGCATTGGTATAATTGAATTGCTTGAGGAAAATGGAGTGCCGATGGCCAGCCGAAAGCACGAGCATTATCGCTATGGATGGATACAGGTGTGCTGTCCCTTTTGCGGTGATGGCAATTTTCATCTTGGGTACAATGTCAGCAAGGGCTACTTCAACTGCTATCGATGCGGAAGTCACGGATTGATTGAGACGTTGGCGCTGATTTGTGACGTGCGATACAACGAGGCAAGGCAATTATCGCAAAAGTACAAACTGAAGAATACGAACAACACCGAGTATACCACAGATACTATAGCCAAGAATCCATTCAAGATTCCAAGCTCAGGCGATATCTTGAAAGAACGCGTGCCTTATTGTTACCTACGGGAGCGCTTCAAGGCGTTGACAGAAGCGGCCTTTAAGAGCATGGTAAAGGCCAAGGGCATAACCTACACGGGCCTCGACTACAACGTGCGAGAATGGGCCGCTAGAATCGTTTTTCCGGCCTATTACGAGGGCCGAGCGGTGTCTTTTCAGGGCCGGTCATTTGCTCCACTGAGTAAAGCCAAGTATCGGACGGCAGAACCAGAAAATGAACTGATGCATCACAAGACGTTCCTATGGGGCATTGATGACGTACCATACAACACCGCCATTGTCTGTGAAGGCGTTATGGATGCGTTGAGTATAGGTGATGGCGCTGTACATACTCACGGGATTGAATGGACGAAGGAACAAGCCAGGATGTTGACCCTATTTGATAAGGTATATATCTGCTATGACAATGAGGACATAGCATACAAGAAGGCGGCCAAGTTGAAGGCTGAGATAGGTCATAGGACAAATGTTCACATCGTTAAATTATCCGCGCACGATGTGAATTCCTGTAGCCAAGATGAACTAGCGGAACTGAAGGGATTGTTAGATGCGTAGCAATAAGGATTACGAGCAGAGCGAAGCAGGCAAGGCGGCCAAACGACGGTACTATCTCAAACACCGAGAGGAGCGTATTGCCAAACAGAATGAGTTCAACGCATCCGAGGCAGGAAAGGCCGCACGGAAGCGATACTACGAGAAGAACAAAGAGAAGCTGAAGGAACGGATGCGCGAATACAATCAACGACCGGAAGTCAAAGAACGCCGAAGACAGCTACAGAAGGAGTATCGTGAACGCATTAAGGAGTATGCTCGCAAGTATATGGATATGATGAAGGAGGACAGCTAACATGGACGGTGATGTAAGTTTTGGTGCGCTCACGAAGTGCCCTACGTGCAAGGATGATACTACTGGCGTATGTTTTGATTTCAATGATGGGCTACGAATTGTTACGCCAGAAGATGATGTTGTGTGGCAACTTAGGGTGTGGAATTATCAGACGGGTGATTTGCTCGCTGAAAAAACCATACCATCAAACTCTTTCTGGAGCAGTCCCAAAAAATACTTTGTGCCATACCATTTCAGAATCACCGACAACAAAGGCCGGACGCTTGAACACACGATGAATCTGCGTGACATGAAAGTAGTCATAAAGATGCCACTTAGGACACTCGGTGATCCCATTGCGTACTTCAGCTACTTTCCAGAGTTCCAACAGCTTCATCAATGTAAGCTCGAAGTACACACCAGACCGCACATCATTGATATGTTCGAGGGACTGTATGAAAACATATTGCTTAAGAATATTGATGATGCCGAGGTTGGGGATGTTTATGCGACGTACTATATGGGATTGTTCTTCAATGCCGAATATGCCACATCACACCAGCCTTACGATTTCAGAACGTATGGCCTACATCAGCAATCGGCACACATCCTTGGATTGTCTGACATTGGCTATCCGACGCCACCAAAGATAAACAAGGGCATCAGTACAATATCTGGCAAGTACGTCGTCATATCCTATTCTGGCTCCAAACAGTGCAAGATGTGGAATAACCCCGCTGGATGGCTTGGCGTGGTGAGGCATTTGCGTGAAATCGGCTATGACGTGTATTGCATTGACAAGGAGCCGGTGATGGGCGTTGGCAACACGTGGAACTATGCGCCTATCGGGGCCATCGACCTGACCGGCAACATACCCATTCGCGACAGAGCGGCAGTCATATCCGGCGCTGATATGTTTATTGGCATGGCCTCTGGATTGTCGTGGGTGGCGTGGGCTTGCAATGTACCTGTTATTATGATTAGTGGCTTCAGTCTGCCCTTTGCCGAGTTCCCTTGCTTTCGTGTCATCAATCCATACTGTGAGTGTATCGGCTGCTGGAATGACACTCGGATTAACTTCAGCCATCACAACTTCATGTGGTGTCCGCGCATTGACGCAAAGATTGATCTCAAACAAGAGGCGATGCGAAAGACCACAGACGAAGAAGAAATCAAGCTACTTAAAGAGCAGATAGCGGAACTTGAAAACGAAAAGTTCATCTGCACAAAGTCAATCACGGCATCACACGTCAACGCTTATATCGACAAGGTTGCGCGAATGATAGCCAAAAAGAAAGAGGGCAAAAATCAGTGAAGCCGTACTACAATGACAAGTGGGTGACGCTGTATCATGGCGGCTGTACAGAGATAGTTCCTGCCCTTGGTATGTTCGATCTTGTATTGACAGACCCGCCATATATCCTTGATCCGTCACCACAGGGCAGATCAGAGTTTTGCACTGAGGTGAAGCGACTAAAGACCGACGACTACATCAAGCTCACGGATGGTTTTGATGTCGATGGTATTATGAGCGGATGGCAGAAGCATATGGCGCTATTCAATGCCTTCTGCTTTTGCTCAAACAAACAGATACCCGACATCATGAATTGGGGAATAAGCAAGGGATACATAACGACATTGCTCATCTGGAACAAGCCCAACGTCCCGCCGTTTGCCAATAATGTATGGCGCGGAGATGCTGAGTTCTGTGTCCATATAAGGCAATCTGGGGCGTATTTTGAGGGCGATTCCGAGCAGAAGAAGAAGGTGGTAGCGATGCCGAGGCTTGCAGGCACGGAGCATCCTACAGAAAAGCCACTTGATCTCGTGTCGCGGTATGTACAGATAGGCACAAAGGTACAGGACATCATACTTGACCCATATGCGGGATCGGGCACAACCGGCGTGGCAGCCAAACGCCTAAATCGCCGTTGTGTGTTGATTGAGATGGAAGAGAAGTATTGTGAAATTGCTGCAAAGCGTTTATCTCAGGGCGTGCTAACTATAGATTTCTAAAGGAGTAAAAGATGGGTTTTGTACATGAAACAATCATCCAGCGACCCAATAAAACCTACGGATGTTATCTGTGCGGGAAAGAAATCACCGGAGAGCACATCAAGGTGTTTTTCGTCGATGGTGGAATGGGGCACAGCTACAGGACGCATAAGGATTGCTACAAGGAGGCGCAGAAAATGTGTGCTGATTGTGACTACTGCTATGACTGCCAATATGATGTAGCCGAGTGCTTTTACGAAAAAATGAAAGATAAGGAGTAAAAGATGTCAGAACTGATCAAAAAACACCTGCTGGAAGATGTGCCTGTGGTGTACTTTGACTTGGAAACCACCGACGCCGATCCAGACTACTGCCGGACTGTGACACTATCCGCATGCAGCAATGGCGTATGGAAATCGTGGTTGTTTGATCCATGCGTATTGATCAGCCCAGGCGCGTCCAAAGTACACGGATACATTGACATTGACGTGATAGGCAAACCAAAGTTCTCAGATTGCGTTCAGGACATATACCCGCTGTTTGATAGGGCGTATTGGTGCGCTTACAATGGCCATGCTTTTGACTTCAAGATCATCAAGAGGGAGTTTGAGCTTGCTGGACATAAGCAACCGGTGAGCCTGGGGAAGATTGATCCCTACCGGATATTTCTGAAGTATTATGGTAAGGCTGGAAGGGGCCAGAGGACACTATCAGCCGCATATAGACAATACTGCCAGAAAAAGATGGTCAATGCCCACGATGCAAAAGCCGACACCAGCGCCATGATTGAGATACTGTATGGCCAAATTGAAGAACATGGCATAAAGGACATGGACACACTGATTGAGGCGTCTGTGTTCTATGACAGGAAGGTAGACAAGAAGGGCTTTTTCATCTTCAAGGGCCGGTCATTGATGGCGTGCGCGGGCTATGGCAGATTCTCCGGTATGCCCATGAATCAGATACCGGCGAGTTACTACAAGTGGATGATTGCGAATAACTTTCCAGACGATGTAAAAGAGATAGCGAAGAAGGCAATCATGGGGTACTTTCCACGGCGACCTATCTAACTTTATTTTTCATAGTGGCTTGAAAAACGCATAAAGTGTGCTATAGTAAAGACCGTTGCAGAGAAAAGCGTAAAGAGCAAGTAAACAAGGATGTGGGCGTGTGAACTACTACAACGACTTTGACAAAAAAGCATGCGCATGGCTTCGAGAGCTGATTAAAGCTGGTGAAATACCAGATGGAATTGTTGATGACAGGAGTATAACAGATGTTACAGCAAATGATCTTCGTGGATTTACTCAATGCCACTTCTTCGCAGGGATCGGGGGGTGGTCGCTGGCCTTGCAACTCGCCGGATGGCCAGAATATAAACCAGTCTGGACGGGAAGCTGTCCATGCCAGCCTTTCAGCGTCGCAGGAAAAGGGGACGGAAAATCAGACGAAAGACACCTCTGGCCTGCTTTCGCCAGGCTCATTGCAGAGTGCAGACCTCCAGTTGTCTTTGGCGAACAGGTTGAAAGCGCGATTAAGCACGGGTGGATCGATGATTTACAGGCAGACATGGAAAGAGAAGATTACGCCGTCGGGTTTGCGGTATTGGGCGCACACAGCGTCGGCGCGCCGCATATCAGACAGCGATTGTATTGGGTGGCCGACGGCCTCGTCACGGGACGGGAAGGGAGGATATTTGGGGGGGAGGATACGGGACGGGAAAATCAGCACCGACGTGTTGGATGTAACGGCGCAGTTATCGGGCTGGTCGACTCCAATAGCGAACAAGCAGTCGCCGCAGACCAGAGAAGATTTTACCCCAAATCTCTCTGCGATAGCGATTACAGCAGGGTGGCCGACTCCGGATTGCTCGGATCGTCGCGGTCCGGGAAGCAAGCAGCAGGGGGTGAAAAATGTTGCGGAATTGGCGGGCTGGCCGACACCGACGGTAACGGATTGCAGCCGAGGGAACGGGACAATACGTCCGCAGGACACGGGGATACCCTTGCCGCAGCGGGTTGCAATGATCGACAGGGATCAACCTGCCAGACTAACAGCCTCTGGGCAGCTCCTGACTGGCTCTTCTGCCGGGATGGAAAGTGGCGGCCAGTTGAATCCGGCACATTCCCGCTGGCTGATGGGATACCCGGCAGAGTGGGATTGTTGCGGGGCTATGGCAATGCAATTGTGCCGCAAGCCGCGGCGGAGTTTGTAAGAGCATTTATGGAGGTGTTCTGATGGCTGTTAATTATGGTAATATGGACGGCAAGAGATTCAAAGTAGATTGTGGCTGTATGGAAAAGAAGGAAAAGAGGCATCAGATGGCAAGCAAAGTAAGGCGGGTTGAGTGTGGTTGGGGGGGTCATTTTATTTGTGCCGACATGTGTTTGTTTCGTCGGAATACTCACTTGGAAAAGGATGGTGTTTGGGTTGTGGTATCGACTGTTGGAAATATGTACATGCCCAACAGCAACAAGGCATCTGAGATCAGTGTTGGTAAGTTCTATGAGACGATGGTTTTTCTTTCGGACGTGGATGACAACAAATACCATGATGCCGACGTAAGTAAGTGTATACCGACGCAAGGAAGATGGTGTATAGACAAACCGAATTGTGACAACGAGGCTAATGATATGCATGAAGCCATTGTTGCGGAAATCACTGAACGCATGGAGAGCGGTGCTATCTAACAAGAAAGGAAGTGTCAGATGGAAGATGAACGCATCAAGATATTAACAGATCGCATAGAAGAACTTGAAAACCTTGCCGATGAGCGAGACAAGTTTGTTGACAGTTTAGCCAAAGAGCTATCAGAAATGCAGGACTTATACGAGGATGCACTAAAAACGATCGAGGTAGAGGCGTTTACAAGGGCAGTGCTGGTAGATAAGTGCAAACGTCTCAAAAAGGCTGCGCTAGGCGTGCGTAAACTGGCAGAAGATATCTCTGAGGAGCCTGATACTCTGGCAAAAGATAAAGCATACCAAAGGCTTAACAAGGAGCTTGAATGATCCCGCACAACCACAACCGCAAGCCCAGACGCCCGCGCATGGTGGCGATACGACGAAGGCAGCCATGCAACCGGATGTCAGCATACTGCTTCATTCCCCGCAGCTATAGGCACCCTAAAGACCTTAGATGGGCAGATTCAAACGATGCTTTCTGGTCTGCGACGCTCTATGAAGACGAGTTTGGCAATCTCTTTAGGCGCTGTAATCCAAAAGGAGATACGCCGCCAAGGCATGTACGATTGAGGAACGGCCCTGACCCGATTGTGCTGAGTTCGATAAGTATTTAGGAAAACAAGGATGACGGAACTAGAAAGCGAGCATGAAAAATGATTTACTTTGTAGCGGCTGGATTTTGTATCGTGGCAATCATGTTCTATATCGTGATGACAATACTTTGCCATCTTTACGCCAAACAGGAGCACTTGGAAGAAGGTGTAAAATTGGCACTTGAAACAATTAAGGCCATGATTGATGCGGACGTAGCCAAAAGGAATCTGGACAAATGCAAGAACAAGTAAACAAAGACCAGATGCTCGTATTGCAGTGCTATGACGATTCTAAGGAGGAGTGGTGTGATGTATCGTATTCTAGAAGCAGAGATGAGTTAATCCAAGAGATCAACCAGATATGTAAAAATAGCTATTATATAGATGATGATTTCAGGATCATACAATACTACACCACAGAGGAATAGACCATGCAAAAACGGAAAGTAGGACGACCGGCCTTGGAGCTGGATATGGATATGGTCATTGGCCTGTACAAGAAGCACTGGTCGATTGAGGCCATTGCCGCCAAGATTGGTGTAAGTCAGATGACCGTGTGGAGAAAACTCAAAGAGATGGGGGTGCTAAAAAATGACAACGCAGGAAATAGTAAGCGCAATCGGGAAGGCGGTACTCAAGCCACTAGTGCAACCACGGGGAACGAAACTCCAAATCTGTGAGGCGTACTTTGAGCGATTCAGCGACCAGCAAATCAATCTGTTTCTTGATAAATTGAAAAAGAGTGAGTGGGTCAACAACGGTTCTTTTGGTCTGGATGAGCTTGTAAAACGCGATCTGGTGAATGTACTGCTATCGGGTTCACGGAAAGTGCTCAATGTCAGCAAGCACTACAATCCAGTTGTCATTGCGGGGCCAAGAGATAGCCACCCCATCACACTAGGCTCTCTGACAACAGGCAAGACGTGCGGTGAGTGTCATGCGCCCATGTCGTTGACTGTATCGCTGTTTGAGGACAGGGCGAGCAAAGAGCTACTTTGTACTGCATGCAATAGTAACATATATCAAGCCGCCATCACAAAAACAAGTGCCATAGTGGCCAAACGAATGCAGGAAGGTGGTGTACCTAATAGATATATTGACTCATACTTAAGAACACAGGATGCCCCAAACGACACGCTTACTGAAAACAGGATGCTACCGCGCGGTGTATACTTGTTTGGTGAATCAGATACAGGTAAATCACACGCACTAGCTGGCTGGATGCGCCTGATGTTGTCATTTGGGCATAAGTGCGTTTGGTTGAACTGGTCTGACGAGTGCTGTAAACTCCACACCGATCAGAAGTATTTTACTGAGCTGGTGGGAAAGATTAGTGGCAAAGTGGTGTTTATTGACGACTTCGACACGACAGACAAGTTCCTGACGGTGTATATTTACAATCTGGTCGATATGTTCTACAGAAACAACGTGCCAGTATTCTACACATCCAGCGCCCTGCCCGACAATGACAAGCTGGCTATGCGCATCGGCAAGACCACCACGCAGATTGAGTTCGTAGGGGCATGACAAAATGGAAATTGTTGATGATACCACAACCGCGCTTGAACGTCGCATTGTCTATCTGTATTGCACGAACAACGAGTTCGCCAATGAGATAAGCGCCTTCTATCGCTCTGGTATGCTTGAGGGCAAGTACCTGTCCAAACTTGCCGACATATGCTTCAAGTTCCACGAGAAGTTCAACAGCGCGCCCGGTGACAAGATTGATCGCTTCATAGAAAATGCCACGGCCCTCAAAAAGATGGATGCCGATACCGCCGCCGAACTCAAGCTCATTGTCAGCGGGTTTACATCAGAAGCTCCAGCCGATGATGTGTCTTTTGAGATTGGTGAGGCCATGCGGTACTTGGCTGGTACTGCGATGTCTTTGGCCATGGATGAAGCAAAGGCCCTGCTGGCAAAGGGCAAGGTGACTGAGGCGAGGGATTTTCTTTCGGCTCTGGATATTGTCAGGGAGAGGCGCCTTACGGGTGGCGACATCATGCAGGAAGATGTTGATTACCTGTCTGAGTTGTTTGCTTTCAATGCCGAGCCGATCTTCACATTGCCGCAGGAACTTGGCAGGCTGATGAACAAGACCCTCACCAAAAACTCGCTGGTGGCATTCTTGGGCAGGAACAAAGTAGGCAAATCGCATTGGCTGCTGTACTTGGCGCGCATGGCAAGGAATCAGGGCAAGTTCGTCATATACATCAGCGCCGGCGACATGACCAGAAAACAATGCGAGAAACGAATATTGCAGTCTGATGCGCACACCACAAACTTTAAGGATGATCTGGACAAACAGCGCATACCCTATATTGACTGCAAGAAGAACCAGATGGGGCAATGCCTGGACTGCCCAACAACCATCACACTGCTTAATGAGTTTAACGAGCTAGCAGAAGACCCCGAGATGAAGGATGGTTATGAGCCGTGTACCAAGTGCCATGACAAGAGATTCGAGCAGACCGTTGTATGGAAGAGGGTAGAGCGGCCATTGATGACTGAGGAATTGGCCATGGAAGTGCAGGACAAGTGGCGAAAATCAGGCAAGACCGGCATTCTCCATGTAGAGTCGCGCCCAAATTCATCTCTTACTTGCGATGAGTTCAAAAGCATTGTGAAGCTCGCATGCCGTCAATACAAGAAACCCAACCCAGATGTCATTATATTGGACTATGCAGACATCATGGCCAACGAGGAAAGAGACCCACGGGAATCGACCAACAAGAAGTGGAAGTTCCTGCGGGCGTGTGCTGATGATTTCGAGTGCCTAGTGATTACCGCTACGCAACCCAATGCCGACGCCTTTAGCTTTGATGACCTGACGCAGCAGAACTTTTCAGAGGACAGGCGCAAGTTCGATCACGTCACGGCCTTCTACGCAATCAATCAAAAGCCGGAAGAGCGCCTCAAGAGTATCTGGCGTATTGCTGCCCTGAATATGCGCGAGTTCTCATTTCAGGAAAGCCACCAAGCGCTTTGTTATGGATGTCTTGCTTTGGGTACGCCGCATCTTGCATCAACCTTCCACTATGCACCACCGCCACCACCAAAAATCTTCAAGAAATAGCATTGTGTGACTTGAAAAGGTTACATTGTGTGCTATAGTATTGAACAGTAAAGCCGCCTATACACCACACCACCAAAAGGACACCACCATGTCAAATGCGAACGAGCTACAACACGCAGTCGATGAACTGAAGTTCAAGGGCCTGGTCAAAGAAAAACTGGGCGAGAATCTTACCGAAACCATAACACGATTCGCACGAACAGCACCGGCACTGTCATTCTTGTATCTGAGTGAGCATACCCGGAGTGTGATCGAAAATGCAGTAAAGAGCGTCGAGTTGTGTAAAGAGTACCGAGAGATCACCTTGGATGAGGCATGCATCATTGCCATCATCCGCCAGCGCACAAACTTCGGTGCGAGCACTATCGCCATATATGCGCAGGGAATATACGAAAGCATAAACAAGCATCCCGTGGGCGATAGCGAGGCGTTGATTGCCGCTTCCCAAATTGTGTCCATGATGAGCAATCCCAGTGTTGGTTTGCTTATTGAAACGAATGACCGCTATACCATCAATCCCAATGTAGAACTCAACTAAAGGAAAAAGAAATGGCAGAAACGATTGACAAAAAAGAATTACAGGCGGCCATTGCGTTGGTAGTGGATTGTATTGAGCCTTCCGATGCATCAGCGCCCAGTACCTACACCATCTTTCAACGGGGAAGAGTGCATGGCTTCAATGACATCTCTGGTGTGAGTGTGCCATTGAGTGTCGTATTGCCGGATTGCGCAGTGGAAACCAAGCTGCTGTATGACTTCGTTAGAAAGGCGCCAGATGAACAGCTCATTGTCGGCCTGAGCAACGGCAATCTGAAAATCGTGGGTGCGTCAAAGAACATCAACGCCGAGTTTGCAATCCGTCAAGACCTCATATATCCAGAAGAGTGGATTGTGACAGACCCATCAAGCCTTATGATGCTTCCAGAGGCGTTTCAGGCGGCGCTGGTATCCGTCGCTCCCGCCTGCTCTGAAGACAAACCGCAGTACCGCAACGTCATCTTCAAGGACGGCAAAGCATATGGCGTAAGTCCTGATTACATTGCTTTGTTTGACCTTAATGACCCCGAGCTATTCAAGGACATGCTTTTTATCTCACCAAAGGCAACCAAGTTCGTCAACAAGTACCTGCCCAAACGCTACAGCTCCAATGACGGGCTTGTCCATCTGGTGTCTGAGGATATGCAGGTCTATACGACACGGACACGCAGCGACATTGCGGAGTCCATCAATCTTGGATTTCTGGATGCGTACTTTGGCAGTCCAGAGCTTTCGACATTCCACTTTCCGACATCAATGGATAAGGTTCTGGATCGATGCAATCCCTTCAGTGGCAAGAGCGTCAAAGCAAAACGCCTGAGCTTCAATCTGCATGACGGCATGATGGAAGTTTCGGCGGTGCGTGAAGATGGCTCAAAGATCAAGGAACGCTGTCTTGGCATTGAGTGCACAAATCCCATCACATTCACCACGGGCTTCAAGTTACTATCCACGGCTCTACCCCTTACCACTGATTGTTCCGTGTGTGATGGCATGCTGTTGCTACGGGGTACGCAGTTCACCGGCATCATTCCATTAGCCGAGGAGGTTTAAGCCATGAAAGACACAAACGTTTGGCTCTTTATTCTTTGGGCAGCTACTTTGGCCGGCATGATACTGCTTGTCAATCTGCGTGTCAGTGTCCTAGAAGAGCGCCTTAACTCGATCGAACCAGCATTGCATATCCCCAAAGAGATATCAAAATGAAGTTTGCCCTACCACAAACTCAACTCAAAGAACGCATATCAAATTGTGAGGCTTGCGGACTCAACAAATCCTCTAAAATACCCGTTTATGGCTCTGGTGGTATGGGATTATTGATCGTGTTCGATGGCCAAGACTCGCTTCAGCAACAAGTGAAATCATTTGGTATTGGCTTTAGATTTGAGTTTGTGCGCAGGGCATTGAAGGAATTAGGTATTGACATAACGCATGATTGCTGGGTCACGTCGCTGATACAATGCTACAGCAACGACTACACCAATCAGCAAGGGTCGTACTGTCTGGCCAATCTACACAATGCTCTTGATACACTAAAGCCAAAAGTCGTGCTGTTCTTTGGTGAAGCGTGTCCGAGGGCCGTACTAAAAGACACCATCAAGGGCATTTATCTGGATATGGTTCGGGGCATTGTTCACAACTCGCGGATGTTCGGTTGCAGGATGGTCTTTACACTGTCACCCTTTCATCCGGCCAGTCAATCAGAAGAGGCGGTTATCAAAGTCATTCACCGTGATATTGCCATAGCCGCGAACTGTCTTGCGAGGCCATATAAGCAATACAAGGCAGAAGAGGGCTGTATTGAGCTAATGAACCCCCGTAATGCGGCGCTGTGGCTCGAACGTGAGGCCGGCCATACTCAAACACGGTGGCAGGCCTTCGACTATGAAACGAACAGTTTAAGGCCCTATAATGACACGGCTGAGTTAGTGTCCTGCGCCATAGCCGACACGCCAGATCACGTTGTATCCTTCATGATTGACGATGTTACCACCGGGCCACTAAAACGCTGGCTGACATCACGGCATATAAAGAAAATTGCACACAACACGGCATTTGAGAGGGCGTGGTCAATCGTCAAGCTCGGTGTGGCTCCAGAGATGCTTATTGCTGACACGATGCTGTTATTTCACGCCATGGACAACCGCAAGGACAAGGTACGGTCAATCAAGTTCCTGGGGCCGATGCTCACGGGCTGTCAAATATGGAATGAGCATATTGAGGGATACCTTGAGGGTGACGCGGAGGGCAGCTATGGCATTAACAAGGTCAGGCAGATACCACAACGACAACTGCTGATATACAACGCCATGGATTCGCTGATTGAGTTTCGGGTATTCGATGTGCTGACGGAGCAACTTAAGGACTACAAGAAGACATTCGCGCTGGCAAAGGAGCTGAAAAAAGAAAGGGATCAACAATGAGCAGTAACGACTTTAAGCAGGGCGATATTGTACAGGTCACGAACATCCATCATCCGTGGTTTCCTGCCTTGTTGGTTGTACAGCACACTACAGAGGACACAATATCTGCAAATGCGGTGATCCCAACCAATGACGGCGTTCAATATGCACCAATCCAGCTATCAGACTATATGGGCTGCAAGTATGTTGGGCGGTCTTACATTTACTTGGAGAAATGAAAGGATAACATCATGCCAAAAGAAATCACAATCCAAAAAGATACGTATTATAGCTGCAAACATTGTAAGGCACTATTCGAACATTTTACGGATGCTGTAGAACACGAAAAACGCTACCACAGCGCAGAAATTTGGCACACAGAACCAATGCCAAAATATTTTATTGGTGATCTTATCGGCTTTGGTGGACATATGTACATCATAAGAGACCTTGAGCTATGCCAGAACACCAACATGAATCTTTATTCTATTAGTGCTTACCGTGAGTTCTATACAGGAACAAAGGACGCTGAAGGCCCATTCATGTTTGAAGATAAAACAATCAAGGTATATGAAGATGACATCACCGGAAGGATTAACAAGGGCAAGCTGCTTGAGGTCACGAGAAGGTTACTTAAAGTATACCCCTTTACGCAGGCAAAGGTTCAGGTCATGTCGGGATATGGTGATACGACACTCACGGAACTTCTTCCAGTAATAAACCTTGGATTGGGGAACGAATGATGACCATAGGAAAGCTAATCAAAGAACAACGTGAATGGCTGAACACTAATGGCGAGTTTTCTATCCGAAAGGTCGCCAAGCGGTGCGGATTCAGCGCTACCTATTTGAGCAAGATTGAGCGGGGTGTAGAAAATTGCCCCACCATGAAAGTAATCAGCGCACTGGCAGAAGACTTACAGATGAAGGAAGATGAACTCTGTCAGGCGGCTGGACGATTGCCAGACCATCAAGTAGAGTGGTTGGCATCAAAACAAACCCTGCTCATTGGTCTGCTGACGTATGGTTTGTATCTAACTGACAAAGAATTGGAAAAGATAAACAACTATGCACTAAATCTCTTGAGAGAAAGGGAGTGATGTGTTAACGCCCACTACGTCTGATGCGTTCAAGTTACTCATGCGCGGTGAACAGGCCCTTACCGCCATGAGCATAAACGGCATGAAGATTGACCGTGACTACTATGCAGGTCTTGAACCAGAAATCATAAATGAAGCGGCAAAGTTGGAAAATGCAATACTTAACAGCACCGAGATTGGTTCCGTATGGTCTGGCATGTTCTCGACGGCTGCCAATCTTGACTCTACTGACCAACTCAAAAAGGTGCTGCTGTCCACGGGCTTTGATAGATTCAAGACAACGGAAAAGGGCGGGTTAAGTGCAGATAAGGAAGTCATTGCAAAACTCCCTTACGAATTCTCAAGTCGCTATCTCAAGTATAAACAGCTCAAGAAAGCGTGGGGGAGCATCATTCAGCCCATGCTTCGTGAGTGTGATGACAAGGGCTTCATTCACCCATTGTTCAATCTCCACACCGTATCGACCTACAGAAGCTCCGGTAGTGACCCCAATCTCCAGCAGGTAAGCAAACACGACAAGCTGATGAAGCGTTTGGTGCGTACTGGCTGCATACCACGGACACCAGACAGGCAGTTGCTGGAGATTGACCTAAAATCGAATGAAGTGTCGGTTGGTTGTTGCCTGCACAAAGACAAGCAGATGCTCAAATTTCTGCAAGACCCCGATGCCGACATGCATGAAACAGTAGCAAAGAAATACTACAGATTGAGAGCGGACGAATTCACACGGGACTTGCGAACATCTGTAAAGGGCCGGATTGTCTTTGCGTCGTTTTATGGTGCTGGATACGAGAGCATGGCGAACAGCCTCTGGGAGTACATAACCGAAGAGAATCCCAAACTGGCTACGGGCGAGGAGCTGAAGATACATATGCAGCGCCTTGGTCTTAACAGCTTTGAGGATTGCAAGACGTATACCGAGAAGTTCTATGATTGGTACTGGCACACGCTGTTCAAGGATTATGACCAATGGAAAACCGACATTTGGGATCATTATACAAAAGTCGGCTATGTTGATTTGCCTACGGGCTTCAGGGCAGTAAGCGCCATTGGCAAGACGCAGCTAATCAACTTGCCAATACAGGGTGCGGCTTTTCATGTGCTGCTGGCTACCGCGATTGGCCTTGTAAACCGCATGAAGCACTATAAGCTAAAGTCGGTCGCCATAGGACAGATTCATGACTCTGTGTTGCTTGATATCGTACCAGAAGAGCTACAGCAAATCGTTGAAATGTACATGGACTCGCAGGACGACGTTCGGAAGATGTGGCCTTGGCTGATATACCCTATCGGCGCTGAGGCTGATATATCAAAAGTGGGTGGAAACTGGTGTGATATGGAAAGTATTGGTCTTTTACAACGTGCAGCATAAGGAGTTTTTATGGCAGATATAACGTACTGCGCCAATGTTGATTGTTTTTTCGCCACGAGGTGCTTTAGAAGCATCATTCACAAAGAGAAGCCGGATAGCCCTTGGATAAGCGTGGCGCTTTTCGGGCCAGATAAGGATGGGCATTGTGACAACTTCATTAAACTGATAAAGGAAAGGAACAAACGATGCAAGAAGAATTGATTACGGACGCGGCCATGCAATACCACACCATCAATGAGTACATCAATCATTGTTCGCAAGGACGGCGAATTGACCCTTACAACCGGCGATGAGTTCTTTGATGACGCATTCAGGCTCTTTGCCTCGGCCAGGAATCACCTTGCCGTAATTGCCGAGTTTACCCAATACACGGAAGGAGTATGTGAATCATGCAGGCTATGACCGACATGACCTATTGTACCAACGATTCATGCACGATTGCCAAAAAATGCCGACGGAATTTTGATAATTACACCGTTGATGATTTTGGGTGCGATAAGCCTTATAGCTTCTGCAACTTTGAACAGGATGGCACTGGCGATTGCTATATGTACATTGGACCAGGAGAGGAAAAGAAAATGCAAGAAGAGTTGAATGATTGGCTGATTACTGACGCGGCCATGCAGTGCCACACCATCAATGAGTACATCAATTATTGGGCGCGTGTAAGCAAGAGGGCGGCAGCCGATGGTGACTACAATTTACAGAATAGCGCGGCAGCCATCATCACTGGACTATCTCGGGCAGCCTATGCGCTTGATGAAGTGTTTGACAAGAAGGATGAAGTAAAATGATGTACGAAGGAAAGAGATATATAAATTGCACAGAATGCTTTTATTGCGGGGTATTGCTGCACAGTGGTATTGTGTGCTTGCATGAAAAAGCCAGATTAGAAAATGGGAACAAACGCAAGCGGGTGTTTAAGACATATTTTGAAATGCGTAATCCGCGTGGCGACTGTGGATTGGAAGCAAAGCTATTCGAGGTGCCAAAATGAGTGAGCAAACACCGATGGAAGCAAAGGACAAAGGCAATGAACAAAAATGACGAAAAACAATCCTATGAGAGCAGGGCCGGCAAAAAGCTCAACGACTCAATGCACAACCTTGTGCTCAGTGTTATCTGTCTGCTGGTTGTATTCATGGCCCTTGTAGTATATAGATCAATCCAAGCCCTGTCGTTTATCTCAAACACCACACCTTAACGGAGAAATCATGTCACTCTATACCGACTACCGCCCACAATCGTTCGATGATGTCTTTGGCCAAGATGAGGCCGTGAAGCTGATGAAGGCCATACTTAAGCAGCCACACAAAGACCGCCCGAAGGTATTCTTGATGGAAGGCCCTGCCGGATGTGGAAAAACCACCATGGCCATGCTCTTTGCAAACGCCATAGGTTGTGATACGTCCATCGCAGGTCTGGACTTTCAGGTCCTGGACTCCAGCAAAGATCGGGGCATTGACAACATCAGGGCCATTGCGGATGTCATGGGTGCTCGTCCTATGGCAAAGGACTGTGATGGGCGAGTGTGGCTTTTTGATGAGGCGCATAGCCTGCTCAAAGCATCACAAGAAGCCATGCTCAAAATCTGCGAGGATGTGCCACCAAGTACATACATCTTTATTGCCACCACCGAACCGCAGGCGTTGGGGAAGGCTCTGAAAACACGATGCAAGACCATAGCCATCAAGCCCATGACCCTCGCTGCGGCTTATCACACAATCCTTAATGTCGCTAATCGTGCTGGCATTGCCATTACTGAAGACGCCGCTAAGGCCATGGCGTCAAAGTGTGATGGCTCTGCGCGGATTGCTATACAAATACTTGAGAACTACATGCTCAATGGCGGCGATGTTGAAAAGGCCATCAGCATGCAGATAGGTCAAGGGGCGAAGCTGGAGGCTGATACACGAACCCTGTGTTACCATATCGCAAGAGGTACTGTCAAGTGGGATACTATGGTCGTGCCTTTCTGTAAAAACTACACGGGTCAGGCTGAGATGGTGCGCCTCGCTGTACTTGGATATTTGAAAGCGTGCATGCTCGGAACGGAGGATGCTCCACGCCGCAAGCGCCTAATCGGCTTGATGGAGTGCTTCATGCAACCATACTTCGGCGGCGGTACAGATGCGTGCCTCGTATACAGCCTTGCTTGCGCATGCGACATCCAATAACCATCACCAGCTCATATGAGGATATTCAAGAAGCCATGCCAGAGATGTACTTGACCGAGGTAATACGCTTCATAGTCATTACATCCGAGGACATACTGCTTGAATATCCGCACAAGCTCTTGCCCTATGAAAAAAGAATGCTGAAGCGCTTGGCTGGTAAAAGCATAAAATGGGCAATGGGCAGGAATAAGGACATAGGTCAATGCCGGCGCAGAATAGGCGCTATTTTAAGCGACGTGTTGTTAGTCGTGCAGAGGCTCCCGCAGGCAGCAAAAGCCGTCATAAACGCCAATTTAAGCGAAACGGCAATAGACCATGAATTGTAAATAAAACTACCAAAAACGCTATAAAACAACCAAAAGCGTTTGACTTTTACCCTTTGTGTGCTATAGTATTTAACAGTCGCCAAACAAGCGACAAGCCCAGTAGACACCACCGAAAGGAGATCATCATGGACAAGCAGACACGGACACTTCTAATTGATGCGCAACTGAAACTCGCTGATGCCGTGCATGCCGCGTGTATTGCAGGCGTGCAATCCGACATGGCTAAGCACAGCGCCCGTCTTAATCTCTACAAGGAGAAGGAAGCAGGTCGAAAGATTACCGAAGAGGCCATCCGCAGCGAGGCATTCGTTCTCTGCGGTGAAAAGTTGCTTGCTGCACAAAAAGCATCAGCAGAGCTAGAAATTGCCCGTGCGTACTTCAAGACCGCGTTGGCGATTGCGCAAGGTACTGGCCTATGTACCTGCGAAAGTGACCCCGAACCATCCACCGACACCGAAATCTGAAAGGGCTGATTATGTACAACATTGAAAAACTCCGAGCCAGACGCGCTGCACGCCTTGCCGATACCCGAAGTGCGGCAGAGGGCAATGATTTTGAGATACTTAACACCACCTTTCTGCCGCAGGGTGTGAATCTGTGGTTCCCAGCCGAACAGTGCCAGGTGATGATGCGCGTGGTGCAGTTCGAGGTTACGCAGAAGAACAACATCGACAACAACGAGATTGGCGATTATGTGGCTGCCCGCTCGTATTACCTGCATCGCCTGCCTGGCCGGAAAAAGCCGTTCATCTGCCCATCCACCTATGGCAAGCCCTGTCCCGTGTGTGAGCGCTTCTATTCATTCAGCAAAGAAGAGCGCGGAAACTTCAAGGGGCCGGCCAACGCGTTCAAACCACGTCAGATGGTTGTATTCAACGCTCTGTGCAAGATTGCCAGCGAGGACGGCACTACCAAGACAGTGATGCGCGTTGTTCGTGGTGGCCATTTCAGTACCTACGGCAAGATTCTCGAGGCTGTAAAAAATACCGCCACGTTCAATCCCAAGCGCGCCGATGATATCTTCCAGTTTGAGGACTTGGAACTGGGCTACTGGCTGCAAGTTGGGTTTGCCAAGGCCGCATCTATCTCTGGCGCTGGTGGCACGCCCTTTATGCAGATCGTGGTATGCAATCCCATGTGGCAGGAGCAGCGTGTGGCCATCAGCGAAAAGGTATGGGCGAAAGTGACCGACCTTGATCGCCTTATCCCGCAAGCACCGTCCATTGCTGAAATCAATGAGATGCTTGGGGATGGTGTCAGCGACTTCTCAAAAGAGGTCGAGGATGGCGGTGATGATCTCGGTGATGACTTCTCTGATAATGTGAAGGGCATTGCTCCTGCTGTCGTAGACCCTGCACCAGCACCCGCCCCAGCACCCGCCCCAGCACCCGCCCCGGCTCCAAAAGATGGTGACGACATTGCGGACGACGATGTACAGACAGTAACCGCCCCGCCAGAGGATGACTTTGGCGATATCGGTGCTGAGACTGTTCCTACAGACGCCGTTCCCGTATCTGATTTCGAGCAGTCGGTACCAGCCGCACCAAAGTCCGCACCAAAGTCCGCACCGAAGCCCGTGGCACCTAAGCCAGCTCCGGCATCCACGCTTGGCGCTGATGACTTTGACTCATTCGATTTCTAGTAACTGGTGGTGGCCGGTGTAGTGATATGCCGGCCACCTGAATTTGATGTTATAGAAAGGTGGGCTTAGAAGTAGCCATCCTATAATGAGCAGGAAGAACTACCATTGGCGCTAAAAGGTCACTACTATCTAGGACAGCATATAATCTCTAGAAAGAGGATAAGGGCTGTCTGCAAGGTGGCTATGACTGATGTGCTGATGGGAAAATAGGAGTAAGTGGAGTTAAAGACTTCCACCCAGGTTAGATAATACTATGGGGTAGTTCCTCTTGGTGTAAAAACACATCTATAACATCTTTTATTCATGCAGGCATCAAACAGCATCATAAATCGCACACTATGATCACACCGAGTAACGTACTGTTGAACTGGATTAACGAGTTGAGTGCAAGGCGTGATGCACTGATACTCGCAACAGAAAAGATCAGCGACAACGAAAAGCGTATGGAGTCAATGGATGAGGCATATAACATAGGAGGGCAGATAGCCAGAGCAAAGGACATGCTCGCAGACATAAACAGAGAAATAACAAACCCTAGAGGCTATCGATAGGAGTAAACCATGGCAAGCCTAAACATAGCAATGACCACCATCACCTTCAGGCGCACTAGGCAGGTCAAGGAGTACGAAAGCGCCACCATTGAGATTTCCACCACCGTACCCAAGCACCCAGAAGACGTTTCTGCCGATATTGAAAAGCTCGAACTGATTGTGGATGCGGAGCTGGACGACTATATCAATAAGCATAAACCAAAAGACATGAGTTGGGAGGTGAATCTAGACGAATGAGGATGCTCAACAAGCTAGCTGAAGCCAACAAGAAGCTGATAGAGATCACGGCAAGCCCCCTAGACGCCAAGATGACGGTAGAGCAAGTGCAGGAAATTGCCGACTACAACATGGCCTACCGGTCGTTTTATAGAAAATCAGGACTCACCGAGAAGGCGTGGAGTAAAATCCTCGGCGTCCCTCAGTGCAAGCATCGGGAATATGAGACTTTCACAACGAAAGTACCTGCTCACACGCTAAATAGGGCTGGAAGAATCGACAGACTCATGAGATCAGTAAGACGAAGGATGAAAGACAAATGACACAAACATTATTTCCTGAAAACGTGGCACCGAACGCAACCAAGCTACTTGTAGACAGCAAAAACGTGGCCTATCATGCTTATTCGTGGGCGCTCAAAGCCTACGACGGCGAAGATGTCCAAGCGGCGTACTTTGTCTGCTTCTGGGCCAAGATCAAGTTCGCCGCCCGCCGCTGTCGCACTACCCGCATTGCCTTTTGCTGGGACAGCGACAACTCCAAGCGAACGGCTCTCTATCCTGCGTACAAAGCACAGCGGAAGGTTGCCGATGACCCCGAACGCGCAGAGATGTTCAAGACTTTCGACCACACCCGCGATGTCGTATTGCCTGCTCTGGGATTCAAGAACAGCTACCTGCTGGACGGCTTTGAGGCCGATGACATTATTGCCAAATTGGTTGAACAGAACAAAGATAAACGCGTGCCACTGGTTATCTATTCCACCGACAGCGACTTGTATCAGCTTCTCGGCAACAACGTCTACATGATCAATGCGCGGATGGCAAGTGACTATGGACGCCTCAAGCCCTTCACTGCGGCATCCATGCGTGAAAAGTACGGTGTGACTCCTGCTGATTGGCCTATGGTAAAGGCTATCGCCGGCTGCAACTCCGATAACATTCCTGGTGTTCGGGGCATTGGTGAAAAGATCGCCTCTGCGTATATTCGTGGTGAGGCAAAGCCCATGGCCGTTGCAAGGATTGAAGCTAGCATGGACACAATCAAGGAAACGCTGCGGCTAGTCAAGTTGCCATTCGAGGGTACGCCTGATCTTGAATTCGTGCCGGATGCCCTGAACTACGATGCGTTCATGCGGATGTCTGCCGAAATTGGCGCCATTAGCCTGAGTGATGATGGGTACTGGAAGCGTTTCTTCAATGGAGAGGTGTAACGATGGCCGGCGTCTTTAGCATATTCATCCCATGCACACCAAAGGCCGTCCAGTCGGTGCGGTCTTTCGTGGCTGGCAAGAAAATTATGCACTACCAACCCAAGGACGTGGTTGACTGGAAGACGTACATCCAAGTAAGTATCCTCAACGCCCTTACACCCGCATGGACGCCACTTGAATGCCCCGTGTCCGTTGATGTGGTCTATATATTCTCTCCACGGAAGAGCGAAAAAAAGACCATCCTTGCGGAAATTGCTGACGGCGCGTGGTACTACAAGACGACAAGGCCCGACATGGACAATCTTGGCAAGGGCCTCTATGATGCATGTACTGGCGTGCTGTGGGCTGATGACTCGCAGATCGCAGAGAAACACGAGGTGAAAGTCTACGGAAAGAAAGAAGGCATAATGATATGCGTAAACAAACTGCCAACGAGCATACAAAGCTCTACCAGTATCTCCTGAAGAACCTGATTGATCCTACTGCGGTAGCCAAGCTGCTTCGATGTTCGCGACAGACCATGCGTGTGTACACGTTGCAAGGCCCGCCGAGCTATCTGGTGGCATGCGCAATAGCCTATGTACTTGGTTGCACGCCAGAGGACATCTACAGCAAAGAGGAAAGCAGAAAGGCCAGAAGGAATGCTCTCTAAAATTACATTGAAGAACATCCAAGCCCACGAGGATTTGACCTTGGAGTTTGGGCCGGGCCTCAATGTAATCCACGGCAGTACCGATAGTGGAAAGACTGCGGTACTGCGTGGTTTATTGTGGTCTGCACTGAATGATGGCAATGGCGACAAGTTGCTCAAAAACAACAACGGATCAAAAGAGTGCTCAGTTGAATTGACGCTTGATGGCCACACTGTACGACGCTCATGGTCGAAGTCTGCCAACACGTATTCAATGGACGGTGTGAACTTCTCAGCCTTCAGGACATCGGTTCCTGCCGCAATCGCTGAAGTAGTGAACATGGACGCAATCAATGTCCAAAGGCGGCGTGATGTGCCCTTTATGGTCTACTGGAAAGCCACCGAAAACGCCAACCAGTTCAGCCAGATGCTCGACATTGATGAAATCGACCGTTCTATCAATGCTATCAACAAAGACGTGCGAGAAGGCCAGCAGGCGGTAAACACCATTGAGGACAATCTACTGCTATCCAAACAAAAACTGGATGCCCTCGGGTGGGTTGATGGGGCCATGGAGGAGTTCAAGCATCTGGAAACGCTGAATGCCACCATAGACGACCACAAGGCAAAACTACAGGTTTATACACGTTTATACGACGATTACCGTATAAATGCCAACGCCGCAGAGGCCATCCAAGATTCGATGGCGGCCCTTGAAGATGTCACCGCCATCATAGAAGCGTATAACAACGTTGTACAGCTATCAAAGGACAAACAATGGCTATCAAAGACGTGTGAAGTGTATACCGCAGAATACCGACGTTGTACTGCGCTTAAATCTGCCGAAGATGGTTACACTGAGCTTGTAACTCTGCTTTCCGATGTTACCAGAGCAAAGAATATAGCGGTAGAACGCGCGGAGCTCAACACGCTATACAAAGGCCATTTAGCCGCCGAGACCAACGTTACCAAGTATTCATATGGCAAGGACAGCTTGACGCAAATTATGGCTGTTTGTGTGCTCGCTGAGGGCCTTCCAGAGCTACGAAAGAGCGTCACTTCACTACAGGCGGCACACAGGCAGTACCAGACACAAAAACAACACTACATCAACGCAAAACAGCTACAAGAACGCACAAAGGCACAGTTCGATGCTGCAATGCCGGATGTGTGCCCATTGTGCGGCTCAGAAGGATGCAAACACCAATGAAACTACTCTGCATAGCCGATGTCCACTTGAAGGAAAAGAAACCCGAATGCCGCCTTGCCGAAGAGGATTGGCTACAGGTCATTGAACAAAAGATGGCCTGCATTGGTGAAATCGCTTCGGATGCCAATGTAGACGCCGTGGTAATAGCCGGTGATGTATTTGATGGCTGGCGTGGTGTATCATTCGAGTTCTTCAATCGCTGTGTGGTGTGGCTGAATTACATCAAAGCCAACACCAAGGACAAGAAGATATACACCATCGCAGGAAACCATGATCTTCCTGAGCATCTCTATGAGCAGATTAGCAGGACGCCCTATCAAGCGATGTGTGTATCTGGCGTATTCACAGACATCTATGCCGATGATACCTTGCCCTTTACCTGCATGGCCTACACCGATCAGAGAATTACAGCGTCAAAAGACATTCTGGTTGCACACAAGGGCCTCTATCTGGAAAACAAGATATTCCCAGGCGTAAATGAAAATGCGCAGGTGGGGAACTTTGTTAAGAACTGCATACCGCCCAACGTCCGATTGGTCATAGCGGGCGACTTTCACAAACCGTTTACAACCACCATCGGAAGTACACTCGTTGTCAACTGCGGGAGCATCTTCAGACTCCGTGCAGACCAATGCGAGTTCCAGCCTGTCGTACATATTGTCGATACCGATATGATGACAGTCGTTAGCAAAAAGCTACCATTGTCAAATCCAATCCGTAGGGACTACATCGATGACCGCAATGACCGCAAAGAAGAGCTGAACGAAATCATTGGCAACATCGATGGCGACTTCGAGATTACACTGAACTACCGAGACAATTTCAAAAAGTTAACAGAGGCACTACCAAACCGATCCGTCATCAACTCCATCTTTGAAAGGACACTGCAATGATTGACACCAACGAACTACTGACCCTCAAGAAAAAAGCAGAAGCAGCCGTAACCGAATACAATCAGGCGGTGGGGCGATTGTCTGCCATCAAGAACCAGATTAAAGAAGCGGGGTTCAACTCCATACTCGAAGTTGAGGCAGAGATTTCACGCCTGTCAGAACTTATCCAACAAACAGAAGCAGATGTCGAATCCCGCCTGAATGAGTGGAAGGCCAAATATTCGTCACTTATCAACCGGAGCTTGTAATGGACATCGATACATGTAAACAATCCTTAATCGATGTGTACTATCGCAGAAAAGGCTATCTTGATGACATAGAGAGAGATACAAAACGCCTTGAAACGACGAAGGTCAATCTTGAAAATCTCCTATTGACACAAGGACTCATTCAAGAAGCATCGCAAATGACCCTTGAGTGTATCAGCATTCGCATTAACAACATCGTCACAAAGGCGTTGGCTGCCGTATTGCCAGAGCCGTATACATTCGAGTTGAGCTTCCGCATCACTTATGGGAAGTTAAGTACGGATATGCGGTTAAAAAAGGACGGCAGGCTGTATGCACTTACGGATAACGTGGGTGATGGCGTTGTTGACATTGTGGCCTTGGCATTGCGTGTGGCCATATTGTGCCTAGACAAGCGCAAGTTACGGCGTTTGCTGGTGCTTGACGAGCCTGTAGGGGCCTTGAGCGTAGACTACCAGCCTTTAGCCGGCAAAATGCTTGAGCACCTGTCTAAGGCCCTCAATATGCAAATCATCATGGTGGCGGCGCACGGTAGCAACTACGAATTTACGGACGCCGAGGTCTTTGACTCAAGTAATTTCAGAAAAAAAATAAAAAATTGAAGAGTTCGTGTGAACTTTTGCTTTTCCATTGCTATAGTATACTTGTCGGAGACCTAGAGGTTAAGACCGAACTCCGGGATTACACGACAGCGGCAACGTAGCGCTGTTCACACTGATTAAGGGGTATGCTGGCGGGCTAGGTGGCGTCTCAAAAGTGCATATTCCCGAGATACTGGTAGGCCAGTGGCGTGGTTCCCCAGACGAACCGGGTGACAACCTGACAGTTAGTTTGAGCATACTTAAAAGCTCCGTGATTGCTCTTTTACATCTTGGTTTCGAGTAAGGAGTCTGAGTAGGAGGCGAAAGCTAACCTACAGTAGCCAAATCAGAGAAAAATTGCATGCGAAGTTCGGACGGTTCGCTACAATCGGGCATGCAGCCAATGGTCAATAACGTAAGGGTATGCGCAGCCTAAAGCCAGCAATGGCCATGGCATAAGTTGGTAGGGCCGCCAACAAGATGCATACAGCGGGTGAGAACCCCGCCAACAGGGAGCCACACAATTCAGCTCAACCAGTTGACACTTCAAGGTAACGACAGCCTGACGATGAAACAAGTGTTGGCGTAGCGATTCCAGCGCCGGACACGACCAAGATGTAAAAGCAAGCAACCGTTAATGCGGTTTTGCCTCCTGCGTGAAAACGGGATAGACTGTAGAGGTATGGTCTATCGGTGATGTGGGTGTCTCTTTCATGGTGCAACCACGCCATGTCTGCCACACAATGAAAGCGCTTGGAAGGACGTTAGGCAAAACTAGATTTTAGTCCACCAAGGGATTATTGTGCCTTTTATGGTTTTTAATCTTGGTTTCGCGGACAGGTAACGCAACAAAAGAGCCTCCAATTAGCTAACCATTATACACTTCTTTCTTTTAAGAGGTGTTTACGTTTTCAGGCTTTTCAAGCCTTAAACAAAAACACAAAAACAGGTATTATCGGCATGAAGTATCTCCATCCGGGTTCACTTGGTGACATAATTTACTCAATGCCCTTCATGTTAAGCAACGAGGGTATATTTGAACCAGAAGAGCTACCAAATGCCGACATACATTTGCTTTTGGATACTACTGGCTATGGCAATGCCCGATATGACGTTTTTCCGATTGTGACATCCATGGCGGCATTTTTAAATACACAGCCATGCATCAAAAGTGTCAATGCCCAAAGAAGTTTCAATAACGACGAAAAGAGAACCTGTATTAACCTCGGGGCTTTTCGTGATGGCCGTGTACAAATTGGCAAGGGCGATTGCATGCTCAGGTACAGGTATTTGAAAAGAATGCCCATGTACTACAATTTGGAAGCGCCGTGGCTCGAAGTACCCAAAGAGGATAAGTACAACCATCTGCAAAACAAGATCGTCGTATTCAGGAGCCACCGTTACCGCAACCGTCGTATGAGTTATGCACCATTGAAGCCCTACGCCGACATAATGGTGTTTATAGGCTTCGAGAATGAATACCAGGACTTTTGTACCAGAACAGGCATAAAGCCCCAATTTCAGCCTATTACGGGCATTACTCAAGCCGCCGCAATGATCCGCAATGCCGCATTTGTCGTAGGGAACCAAACGTGTTTCTTTGCGCTGGCTGAAGGCATGAAGGCCCCACGGATACTTGAAATGAGTAGCGATCTGCCAGACGTAATTCCAAAGGGCGACTGGTCTTTTGATGCCGTGGATGACACTGATCTTGGTAACTGCCTGAAGCTCTGCGTGGCGACGTTCTTACACTAATGCCTTTGTAAGAATCTCAGTGTATGCGGCTTTAGTAATCGCCTTGTGTTCAGTCAGTTCTACATGCCGATTGAATAACGACTGCTGGTTGATTTGATCTAGTTGGCTTGGATTGAATGACAGGAAGCCATCTACTGCACCAAGGCGGAAGTCGTCCACCAATGTACACAAAGAAGGTATGGCCATTGATGCAGCTAGCCCACAACCATGTATTCTTGGCGACACAACAAAGCCATAGCGCCAATACAGTTCAACCAAGTCATGCCAATCATAACAGTAATGCACGGTGGCTGTAGGGAAGCGTTTTTTGGCCAAAGGAAGCTCATCACAGCGGTGACAGACGACATCAAAGGCCATGCGGTCAGCAAAGTAGTCAAAGCACATATCCGCTACCATGGCATTCTTTTTACCGATGCCCTGCCAGCCCTCTTCCTTGTCATACACAAAGAGCGCCTTGTCAACTACCAAATCTGCACGTTGTCTATCAGCTACAAACAATGCTGGACAGGGCATACACTTCACGCTGCGGCCAAAGAATGACGAGTATCTCTCAATGAGGTCTTCTTGGCGCACGGTGATGAGCTTGGCGGAGTTGGCCATCTCAGATACTGTCGTGAAGTCAATGTCGCCAGCACCAAGAATAAGCAACGGAATCTTGTTGTTGTTCACGATTTCGTAGAACGTCCGCATACGTTGTGTGAAGGTCTCGGGCGTTCCTGCTATAACCGCCAAATCGATTATGGAGGGATCGTAGTCACCAAAAACGCTGTCATCTCGCTGTACGCTCTTACGGTTTATGCTCGGATGACAATTATACAGTATGGCGTTGTGTTCACCGATTGTGGATTTGATCAGATTTATGGTGCCACGAAGAATCAGCTCGTCGCCTATATTCCATCCGCGTGTGGTCTTGTACAGCACGGTCTTCAATCTTCTTTCCAGTCCTCTCGTTGGCGGGCGTTGGCCCTGTCTGCGGCCTTGACTAAATCGGCCTTTACTTCCGTGAGAGTGCAATTCATGTTCGATAGCTGCGTCTCAATCGCCGTGAGCCTGACTTTGATATCGAGTTGCATCATGGAGGCCCGTCGTTCTTCTTCAACGTCAGCAGCGTTCAGGCGCAAATAGCCGCTAATGCCAGCAGTCACCAATCCAGCATAAGCGAGCCACAGCCACAAAATATGACTCGCGATGTTGGTAATCTGGTCGCGTGGTGCTGGCGGCGGTGGTGATATCGTCCCTGGGTGCATTGTACCTCGTTCCATATAGATTTATCCATGTTTTATTGGTCTTGGCGTCATCTGTAACATACCATAAAACAACGCCAAAGCAACACCGTATGCTATATTATGCACAGACACACCTTTAAAAGATTGAAAGGATTCAAGACATGGCTATCGCTGTAGTATCATTGAAGACACCGGAGATTGATAGTTACGCAGTATATACCACGGAAACAAACCGGCTGTATTGTCAAAAGCACAATCTGCAATATTTCTGTTATGGCCACACGCTAGACAACACCAAAACTCCCCACTGGTCTAAGCTGCTTGCACTCAAAAATCACATTATGGATTATGACTGGCTGATGTGGATAGATGCTGATGCTGCATTTGCCAACCACACTACGACCATTGAATCCATTATTGAAAACCACTCAGCGATGATATTAATGAGCAAAGGGCGGCTGTATGGCTGGAATTCTGGCGTGTTTTTATTGCGTGGTGGACAAGAGAGCGAATCTTGGCTTGATTTTGTATTTGGCTTACATGGTACTATTTCTGGGCCATTCTATGAACAGGATGCCGTTGTGCACAGCTTTGGTCTTCCACTATATAAAGACAAAGTGATTGAGGTACCAAAGCGACTAATCAATGTATCAATAAAAGATTACACGGCTGGGGATTTTATAGTTCACGCGCACGGTACTGACAACAAGAAAAGAGAGTCGTTCTTTAAGTCGCTGCGTCAGTCTTTGCCATCATAGACGTGGTAGTTGCCATCGTCTTCACTTGGTGTGTGGGGCTTCTGCTCATTGCGCTTTGCATTGTAATTCCAAGCAGCCCATCCACCAATGCGCAATCCACAGTAGATAGCCCTGCGACGCGCACCGCTTACACGACCTTTGAGCATCTCATATAGCACCCTATCTGCCGTTGCTCTATCCACGTCCTGATAGCGGTAGAAGTAGTCGTGCAGTATCGCCTCATACAGGTAGGCATGATCAAATGGATGCCCCAATGCCCTCCAAGCAAAGCGCGGCATGGAGCACCCATCTGACACAAAGCCCCTAGGAACCAACACATCACCAATAGGCGTGTTGAGGTACAGGATGTCCTTCAAGAGCCTAATGCCGGTCTGACCATTGGGTAATTCAATGATCTCAACCGGCAGGCCCTGAGTCTTTTGCGAGTATGTATACAAATCAGGCATAGGCTAATTACTTGTTCGGGTAGGTGATGCCCGTGGCTTTTTCAAGTGCCGCCGCTTCCGCAGGAGATAATGCCAGGCACTCCGGGCATTCGATGTATGACGCCTTGAGTAGCTTCCATTCTGACAGGCTCATATTCAATCCAGCAGGCACGGTTTCTGTTTTGTCCTTATCGACCATGCCATAGAGTTTAGACAGCACCGATTGCGTGATGCTTGCTCCGGCGGCTTGTGGGAGAGGAAGCGTAACCGTGTCGTTGTCGGCAATATCCCCACCGGCCTTGTTTTTGGCCACGTCGCCCCTAGTGCCATCATACGTCATAGCACCCTCAGTCCATGAAATCAGCGGAGTGCCAGCAACAGGCTCAATGCCAGTAAGCTCAATGTAGACGCTTACGGTTTTTGTTTGTTGTCGCGCCGATGCCATGCCAACAGGCGATGTCAGGCCCGTACAGCCACAAAGAGTCGCCAGTAGAATCACCATGCACACGGCCATTAGAAGTTGTTTCATTGTAGTGTCCTCTTTATTGCTTTTCTGTTTATGGCCTTACACACATCGCCTTTGTAGCACTTTTCGCCACAAAATATACAATAGCCCTTGCTTGATTCGATTACAATCAGCTCCCAGAAGGGACAGCCATCGCCGCAATTGACATCACGAGCCGTAGTTTGTGTTGGTTACATTTGTTGATTTCATATAAAACTTTCAGCTTGTGTTTGTATTTATTAGTTTCAGGGATATATTATCTGTATTATGAAACTATCTAAATGGGCAACTCAACAAGGTATCCATTACCAAACAGCTTGGCAATGGTACAAAGACGGGCGCATAGCAAACGCCTATCAAACATCCACCGGATCAATTTTTGTACCTGATCCGCATCCCTCTAAAGATGAGCGTGTGGTTGTGTACGCAAGGGTTAGTAATCGGGAACGCAAAGAGTCCTTGCAGTCCCAGGCAGATCGATGCGTTACGTTTGCCAACGCCAATGGGCTGTCGGTGGATAAGGTCTATACCGAAATAGCATCCGGTATGAATGATACCCGCCGAGAGCTTTGGCGTATGTTGGATAGTAAACCAACCGTGGTTATCGTAGAAAACCGTGACCGTCTTACTCGATTCGGCTTTGAGTATCTTAACCGGCTGTTGAAACAACAGGGGTGCACGGTGCTCGTACTGAACCAAAGCGAGACGGATACCCAGGATTTATTAAGAGATCTCACCAGTGTAATCTACTCCTTCTGCGCACGGCTGTATGGAAGACGCAGAGCAATGAACCGATTAAAAGACATCAAAAAATGCCTATAGTCCGCACATCACCGGTACTGCTGTCCAAAGCCAATGAAGGCAAACTGGATATATTGCACGGATTCCTTGAAGAGTACCGTAGAGTAGTCCAGTGCACTATTGACCATGCCTGGGATAATCGGCTGATTTTTGGCGAGCGCGTTTTAGACATTCAAAACGACCGCTTGGAGCTTCCCTCCTTTCTCCCCGTTGCCTGCTTACCAGAAATGGACACTCCTTTATCTGGGCGGGCGATTAAATGCGCTACCACACAGGCAATGTCTATGCTTAAGGCTGCTTTGAAGCGACGGGTAAAGGACATTGCCTGGCTCTCCAAGCTTGATGGTACTCCTGCGCCAAGGATTCTTATGCAACGGCTGAGCAGGCCGCTAGTAAAGCCGTCAGCTGCCGGTGTGTCGGCAGAGCTTAACTCCATTTGCGCTAAACTTGTCTGGACATCTGAAACCTCCTTTGATGGGTGGCTCGTGCTTTCATCGTTGGGGAAACCGTTTGGTAAGCTGCATCTGCCCGTCAACAGGCACCGGCATCTTAACAGGCTTGCTGTCGGCACACAACTGGCCAGTTTGCTTATTAGCGAAACACGGGCGGATGTGCGTTTTGCCATGGAATCAAAAACAAAAAGTTCTTTGGCGGTTCGTGTGGTAGGGGCGGACACCGGACTCAAAACCGTCCTCTCCTTATCTGACGGTCAGACGACCCCTGAGATCGATTGCCACGGACATTCGTTACAGAGTATATGCCACGAACTAGCCAGAAAGAAAAAAGGATCCAAGGCGTTTGGCCAGGCTCAGGATCACCGCAAGAACTTTATCAACTGGTCCCTTAACAGGCTCAATCTCTCCACCATTACAGAGATTCGTCTGGAGAGGGTTAAACACATTAACTATGGACGTAGATCTTCCAGGTTTATGCAAGCCTGGACAAATGCAGACATCCAGCGCAAGGTGCTAATGATGGCAGAAGATCAGAATGTTTCTGTGAAACTCCAGTCAAGTGCCTACCGTAGTCAGCGCTGTTCGTGCTGCGGAATGGTAAGGAAAGCAAACAGGAAGGGGAAAGTCTATTCATGCAAGGGATGTGGATTCGTCTGTGATGCAGATTTGAATGCCGCACGCAACCATGAACAAGATCTTCCCCCCATCCCTGATGCTTTCTTTAGGACGGGTAAGAACACTGGCAAAGGTTTCTACTGGAAATCTACTGGCTGCTCTTTATCGACCGGGGTGGAGTTTGCAGTCCCATCTTCCAACTGTCAAGCCTGACTTATATTTACTGAGTCAATAGGCAACTGTCATTGTCTTCATTCATAGTCTGCACCTTTCTAGTATGTCGTTGGCATCTACATTGAGGATGCCTATCAGCAGCTCCTTGGTCGCCATGAAATCGGGATGGTCGCTCGATAGGTCTTGCGCCAAATCGAAAGCACGCCACTTGCCATACTGGGTCAATGTCGTCTCAAAGGTGTCCCACATACCCAAAGCAGTAAGCTCTTCATATAGACGGAGCTTGCTGTACCGCTGCGGCGGCGGGTTGTCATCGATGACCCATTGGCCCTGCGGTACGCTCACGCCGTCCACAAGCGCAAACGGCGGCGTGCTCGCTTGCCACACCATGCCTGCTGATGGTGCTGGAGGCTGCTGCGCTACGCGGTGGTAGCCCTGCGCGTTGAGCCATGCGTCCGATGGGTGATTGCCTGCGCCGGGTGGGATGCCTGGGCGCTGATAGGTGTTGTCGTGGTAGAGGTGGTACATGGTGGCTCCTAGTTTGTGCTGACGGTAGCCCACTTGTTAAATCCGACGCCTAGCGAGTCATTGAGCAGCTCGTAGGCGATTTCTCGGCCTGGCGTGGATGATGATACTGGTGGCGATTGGCAGGGCTGGAACGTGCCAGATGGGGCGGCGGTGCCTGTACCGGAAATGTTGATCGTGCCGTTGGTACGTGTGCGAGGGGCGATGGACGCCAAATAAAGACCACGCAGGATACTATCTATTTGAGCCTGCCCCAGCGAGCATCCCACCAGCGTTAAGGTATACAGCCCCGTATATCCAGAGAGCGATTCTTGCGTGATGGTAAAAACGGCCAGAGGAATGTTGTTGATTTGGATGTTAGTGGGTCGCCAACCGGAAAGGTCTGATAAGTCGATGGTTGCGGCTGCGGTTGGTGCGCTGATAAGATTTAGTGTGGCAATGTTGACCATCGGTGCGAGGTTTTTGCTGTCCAGCACTAGCGCCGCGCCGTTGTCGCGTAGGTCTAAGTAGGTCACGTTACCCGGCTGCATTATTTTGATAGTGTAGGTTCCTGCGGCGATATATTTGCGCGATCTTGAGCCGCTGCCTGTGGTCTCCTGCTGATAGCCGTCGCCCCAATCTAGCGTGGTAGCCGCCGAGACGGTAAGCCCATGTATTGTATGTGTCTGCCCAGCCGCGACCGTGACCTGATAGCTGGCTACGTTTTCACGCTGGCTCAATAGGTGCGCCATCATGCGTTGTGTATCTGCGTGCGTTACTCTCATGCCAGCCCTCCAGCACTCACGACCAGATAGGTGCCGTCATCCTCTATCAGCGCCTTGGATAGTGCCGTAGCCACCCCATCCCAAGCGCCCTCAGCCAGCAACTTGCTCGTGCGGCCAGTCATCGATGGTTGCGCAACGGCCAGAGTCCCCACATTGGTCAGCGTGATTGAGCACAGGCCTGGACGCGTGAAGGCCACCGTGAAGCTGGTAATCTCGACATTGACGGTGGCGGTGTAGGCTGCGCCGGGGATCAGTGCGAGGGTAGGCGTTGCTCCAAGGTTGCCAAGCGCGTAGGCCGCCTCGTAGCTGATGCACGTCCAGCCAACGCCATCGTGCATGTATACTCCTGGTGCGGCCTTTGCGGCGTCGTCTGCGGCGGTGAGGCGGATCATCTGGCCAGCAACAGTCACAGTCGGCAGAGTCGCTACTTCCTTGATTGGGCCGTGTAACTTATCATCTTCGTCACTCAGTTCATTCAAATCAGAAGGTACTACGATTGTGGCAAGGGCTGCTGCAATGGCTGCGTCGGTCTGCGCTGCTGTATAAAAGGCCGCTATTGGCGTGGGTATGGTGCTGCTGCCATCTGGTATAATGTTGCAGAGCGTCACCCAGAAACTCACTGTAAGCGCGGCGGTGGTCTGTCCTGCCTTGAAGCCCCGTAATTGCGCCACGGCATTTCTTTTCATCCGTGAGCCGAGGTAATCAGCCACTTCCTCGGTGTTGGTAATAAGGTCGAAGCTGACTGTCTTGTTGTTGACCGTAAAGCCAGAATCAACAAACAGCATTGGCGTAGTGTCTTGGCTATGATTTTCTGCAACGGTGAATGTCCACGTCGTAATGCCGGTAAAATCAGCATCATCAGACACTATTGCAAGAGCCATGGGTAAATTGGCCATCCGAGGCAGTTGCGGTATGGATTGCGTACCTGCTTCGACCTTCATTGGCAACTGTGTGAGGGTGATGTTCATATCATTTCACCATAGCTATATAACCAAAAACGCAATAGATAAATCATAGCCAGCAAAACATCTAGTAAATGTCGTTCCGGTGTTTATTGTCTTGAATATGTATGAGCCATCGTCATCAATCCCAGTGCCTAGCCCACCATACGAGTTGCTACCACACCCAAGGAGAGCGCCTGTAGATTTTACTGCCAGACTGTGCGCATTTCCTGCCGCAATGTCCACCCAGTCCGTATCTGTGCCTACTTTAGTCGGAGATAATATGTCAGTACCTCCAGTGGAACCATTCCCAAGCGCCCCGTAGCCGTCGCTGCCCCACGTATATAGCTCACCTGTTGTTTTAAGTGCAATTACATGGTCGTAGCCAGTAGATATCTTAAGCCAGTCGGTGTCGTTTCCTATTTTAATAGGTGAGTTTTGTTGTGTAGTACTCCCTATGCCTAGTTTTCCATACGTATTATCACCAAAAGAGTATAGTTCTCCATTGGCGTTTTTTGCTACTGTGAACAGTGTCCCACACCATACGTCAGTCCAGTTTGATTCCGTGCCCAGCTGCACAGGTGATGGCCTATTATCAGTATCTCCAAGCCCTAGCTGCCCACTTGAGTTATTTCCCCACACCCACATTTCGCCTAGGCTGTTGATTGCGGCACTGTGCGTTGCTTCCGCTGGTGCCGTTGATGCTGTTATCCAGTTCGATGCAATGCCTAACTGTGTAGGCGAGAGCCTGTTGTCAGTATCTCCAAGCCCCAGCTGCCCGCTTGAGTTATATCCCCACACAAGCAATCTACCAGCAGTATCTACCCCAACACTGTTATTCCACCCACAGGAGATCTTTCTGAATGTAATGTTTGGTATTAGTGTGGGTGTGTACTTATCTTCCGTCGAGCCGTTGCCCAATTCGCCGTTATAGCCATTGCCACAGCCGTATGCATACCTGGACTTGTTAAGTAGGATGGTATGGGTAAGCCCGACTGCACAGTCTGCCCAATCCTCTCCAAGTACATTAGTCCAGTCAAAATAATATCCACCAAACCCAATACCAGACTGTCCATCTGTATCATGCCCAGTAGCTTTGGCATTGTATCCAACAAGCGGAATCTCTTGTATATGACGTAGCCCAGCATCGGATAGCTTTCTGTATCTGACAAGAGTACCCCTGTTGGTTCTTTTAGTTGTTCTGTATACTGCCATGTTATATCTCTACAAGGGACGCAGACACCATGACACTCATTCCGCTAGCGTCTGCTTTTGCTGTAAGTTTGTATCCTGTTGTTAAAAATATCTTACTGTCTATAAAAACAGTGTCATCTGCTTCTATTGCTAGTTTTGTTGCCCACGCGTCATAACTGCCATCATTGACGGTGAGCACAAGAGCGCCGCCGGAAGAGCCACCAGATGCGGAGATATTGATGATTGCCAGCTCATTTCCAGCAGGAACCTCAACAAGCTCTTGCGGTGTGTTAGCTACTGTAACGCAGTTGTAGTTCTTTAACATAGTAATCCTTTAGCCAAAAATTAGAGCCTGCATTTGTGCCATCTTTAATGTGGTTGCGTTTGTTGTGCTATCTAACGTATGCGCCACAACATCGCCAGACGAGTCAACGATAAGCACTTTCCCAGCATCCGCGCTGGTAATGTTTGGTAGAGTTAGGTCTAAAGTCTTGACATTCCAATTTCCTTCCTCATCTACTGTAAGAACTTTCCCTGCGTCTTCAGCAGCCACAGATGGTAATCCAGCACCGTCAAGGCCCGGTGGCCCATAGGGAACGGCTTTTGGCAACGACCACGGCATATCAAGACCAGCTAGACGCATCTTGAAATACGTGTCGGTCGGCGTAATGAGTTCCGTGTGCCAGCCATCGCCACTGTCAGAGCTATCAAACAGAAACTCAAATCTGTTGTTAAGTGCGCTTTTGACTTGTGATACGACTTCAGTACCCGGATTTGGCGTATATTGAGCACTAGACCAATCGCGGATGGTATTGCAACCAGTAAAGTTCAGCCAAGCGATTGTACTAGGATTCGCAATGCCCGATGTGTACTGCTTGACGTTGATGTACAGGCCGCTATAGATACGGTCATAGTCGCCCATTACGGTGGAAAACTTGACCGTATCGTTGTTTACCCGTACTGATAGTTGTCCGAGAGTGATGTCAGCCGTAGTGCCATCAATCCAATCACCCTCAATTTGCATCATGTTGGAGTTGTGGTCGGATTCATCAAAGGGCACGGACGACTGCAACGACTTCAGCATCAAGTTGTCATCGTCCTCAAAGTTGTCATCAGCAACAAGCAGATAAGAATGACCAGCACCAAAGGACACAGGCGATATAGTAACGATTCCTGCATCGTCCTCATCCACGCTGACAAACTCAATACACAGCACTTGCCATTGTCCGCGCTCAAGCTCAGGATATAGTGCAGTTCTGTCTACCGGCTGGCCATTGGGTTGAACATGGCGGCGGGTCTTTACATCGATGTATATGTGTGTTTTTTGCATTCATTTATCCTTAAGTTACCACGTAATAATATACAACGAATACGGCTATTGTAAAGGGGTGCTAGTCTGGTATATCGACACGCACGCTTGCATAGAAGTTAAAAACGACCTTACGCAAGATTGAAATATAATCAGAAGTCCATTTAAGCCAACGCTCGTCTTCAGCCCCCAGTGTTTCTATTATATGTACATCGTAGTTATCATTAATCCATGATTTTAGCCCCTCAACAAGGGTAGAGACTGTAGCATATGTCATTGACCCAGAGTCATCAATAAAGATTCCAACATTAAAATATCTATCCTTTATCTCTGGATACTGGTTTCTTAATTCAACAAATGCCGATTTAAGGGAATCTAAATCAGCACTGTAGTTTTCTCCGTATCTAGCACAGGTGTACTGCAACACATTTGGAGGTACAGTACCGATATTACTTCCGAAGTTCCCCTCCTCTACGTGGAATAGCGCCACGTTGTCTTTAACATTTTCATCAAATTCAGCCCTATCTGATGCATAAGGTTCTGGCGTGGCTACATACACAGGATCTGCCTCATCAATGAAAACAAACGGCAACACAATTCTTTCCATCTCAAGCAGATTTACAAATTTGTAACTCTGCCATAGCCACCGGGCATCAAGAAAATATGGATTTGTAGCGTATTCTTCGGTGTCGCCTATTGCAATGAGTGCATTTTGTAGTGTCCATATTGGTTTATCAGGTTTTCTTATGTCGTGGTATTGTGTGAATAGCCATCTAATTGTATTGTGTATAGTTACTTCCATTTTCTTATAGTCTTCATTTGGTGTGAATCCATACAGTATTTTACTCACATCCTCCGGTATATAAGATTCCGCAGTATCATATATTGCAAACACTCGCTCTCTTGTAGCCTCCCATAGTGCCCAACCATGTCGTATGGGGTATGCCAGAACAGGAACACCATCCCATGTCGCACTATTTGAAGTCCATACTGTCGGCTTTTCTATGATTGAATTCTGTGTTTGCATTATGAATATCTATTATTGTATAAAACACCGTCGTTATATATCTGTTTTATGCTAGATATCTTTCCACCTTCAACCGCAACATAGCCAATAATGGCCACAAAAGATGAAGATGTTAGTGCTGGTATAGCAGGTGATAGTGATAACCATATAGTCCAATATGCTGGGGTTTCTCCAGTCAGGGGTGTGTATGTCGCATTAAAGAGTACATAACTTGATGTGGTTACAGGTAGAAGCGCCTCATTTGCATACACCGCATCAATTCCAGATACAAATAACCCACACCTCCCATTACCTAGCGTTTCAGTACCATCAACTACCTTAATCTGTAGGCCAGCCTCCTCTGTACTTGCATCTATAATATGAAAAAACCCGTGGTATCCCTCAGCCGCGCTACTCTCTCCACCCTCATCAACAGTAAAACCTTCACCGCCACCCATCTTCCCAGTATAGTACGCCCTCATACCATTCTGATCTTTTTCCCAATGGATGGACGCAGTGTCGATGGGCTGTACCGATTGCAACTCTTGACGGATTGCAGTCAGAATATCAGTAAGACTAGACCATGCACCAGTTCGTAACCACTTTAGCATTATTTGTGCTCCACCCAAGAACCATCGTCATACACACTAGACCAATAGCCATATCTGAGGGCTATGATGGTACAAGTTACGGCAGTCCATGTTTTGCCACGGTTGTCTTTTGTTTCCGAAGTCGATATGCCCGCGCCCTTGTAACTCGTAAAGCGGCTATTCTTAATCTTGGCACAGGCGGCTTTGTAATAGTTGCTGAATGATTTGGCCAAGACGGTCTGGGCGGTACCAAGATAATTCAATGTCACTTGGAATGACATATAAGGTACGCCGTATTTGATGAACTTTTTTTCAAATGGCGCATCATAGGGCGTGCCGCTTACTTTTGGATAGTTTGACAATGATGCTCTTGTTGGATAGATTGGCGCAGACTCGGATGCCTTCCATTCCTTGAAAACACGCTGGATCGCTGTGTCATTCTTATTCTTCTCGTTTGGTTGCGCATAGACATAATCCATAAGGTGCAAAGAGACAACCTTACTTAGAGGCAGCGCATTCCAGTATTTATATGGTAGCCACTTTTGCTCATCGCTATCAAGGCCCACAACAACAGAATACCCTATCCTTCGTGACAATATAGCAGATGCCACAGCAGAGCTAGACCAGCCATTATCCATTAGCTGATTTGTGTCCATCGTATATGTAAATGTGGTCTTTGGAGGGTCATTGATCTTAATATAGTCCACACCAGAAACAGCCGGCATCCATCCAATATGCTCAGGCTCAAGAATGAATTTACCATCCGATGAGCTGATAGAGCAATAAGCCTTCATGATGGATTGAGAACCACCAGTAGGCCCCCACGAACCAGTATTGTCATCAACTAGGCGCAATATCACTTCCCACTCATTGACGCCCACTTGCCTGCGATTAACACTTTTGATGGTGTAGCCGCTATAGCCATACGCCGATGCCTCTTTACCATTATCAGCCAAGAAGTCATCTTTGTACTGCGCGGTGGTCTGGTATGTCAACGTCACTTCACGGATGTCACCATAAGCCTGATCTTCATAATTGACATCGGCCTTCACAAACACTTTTGATACATGCTTGGCTGTAATCTCAAGATTGTAACCAAGAACACCGATGTTGTTAGCCTCTACACCAGTGACAATGTACCCAGAAGCGCCAGTAAGACCCAACCACGACGTAGCATCAGAACCAATGGCAGGCTTGACGTATCCACTTGATTCATATGTGGCTTTGCTTACTCGCCATGTGGTCTTTGCCGTCTTTTGGTTATAGCTGTCGGTTGAGTAAGAAGGAATGCCCATCTGTTTGGTGGTCATGTCCTTAAGCGTAAAACTCAATAGGTAGCTCGTCAAAGACTCAGCAGTATAGGACGACGACTCAATGAGGTAAGATGTGCCCAGTTGCGTAAGGTAATCGCCACTATTCATGAAGTGCGTATCGATGCCATCATAGTCGGGCAAACCAGCGGAATCCAAAGGTACTTGCACTCGATAGCTGAGGGTCTTGGTGCGCTGATTCACGTCATCAATGCTGGCAGATGCGTTACCTATGGCCTTTATCACCGAGTTGTTTTGTAGATTGGTGTAAGTGACCTCGCAGTGCGTCCTGTTTACTGAGTTGACAGATACATTACCAACAAGGAACTCCGTGCTTTCTGTAAAGGCCGTGCATTGACCTTGACCACCAGCACCAGAATTTACAGTGGGCTTCTTCCACTTGTCACCAACACCGCCAGCCCATGCAAGTACATCATCTTGAAACGCCAACCACCTGAACGCCGTGTTGTCCTGCGTGTTGTCATAACATATCCACGTGGTCACACACTCAAGCGTGCCGTCATTTGCCAGTGAGTATACAGGCGTGCCCTTCAGCACATACGATACTTTTGTTGAATCACCCGCCATTGTTACCTCACTACGATTGAACTACCAGACCTAAGCGTACTATATATGTTCTCTACCGTTGTTGCCAGTCCTGCTTGACGGTATTGCTGTGACATAATATAGGCATCCAGCGCACGAGCAACTCCGGCCTGAGCATTTGCCGCATTCTTGAAGTTAAGGGCTTCTGGCACCGCTCCTGTGGGCATGGTGGGCGATCCAAGCAATCTTTCAGGCGGGGCCAGTCTTGCCATGAAGTTAATGCTGTGATAGAGCGACGTGGCAGTCAAATCACCACGTGGGTCTTTCATGCCAGAGAGGGATTGTACACCACCCATGATACCTTGCTGATTCATATCACGGGCGAAATCCATACTCTTTGCGAAACTCCTTGTTGCTAGTGTTGCCTTGTCAAGATTGGTCGCAAACTCAGCGATGTCTGTTGGTGTAAAGATGCTGTTTTCTCCATTGGCTTGGTAGTCTTGGACAGCTTTGTTATATAGCTTTTTGGCTTCCATCTCTATATTCTTAAGCATTGCTTGCTGTATCTTACGATAGGCTACACCACCGATCTTGCCCATTTCCTTCCCTATGTCAGCGCGCTCCATCTGCATTTGGAAGATACCGATGCGTTGGCCTGCGATGCTCTTTTCATAGTTGGCTTGTTGATCACGTGCGTCATTGAAGGCTTTTTCTGCCGCTTCTTGCTTTTTCCTTTTGGTTTCAAGGTCTGCGGCTTTGTTAGGATCAGCAGGAGCCGCATCCACAGCCGCTTGTGCCGCCTGTAATTCCTTTTGCGCTTCCAAAAAGATATCTTGAGCTTTTTTGAGATTCTCGCTAGGTGCGGCACGGCCCGTCCTCAAGTCCTTTTGTGCAGCCGCCAACGCCGCTTCCGCATCCTTGACAGCCTTTCGCAGCTCTGGATTTTCTTCTGCGGTTGCTAATTCAGCGCGCTTTTCATCCAATGTCTTTTTGGCGTCAGCAATCCTTTTCTGAGCGGCCCTTTCAGCTTCCTCTGCCTTGGCTTGGTCATTGAGTGCGCGGCCCAAGTTGTTCTGTGTGTCCTTATTCGGATTGAGATCATAGGCCTTCTGTGCTCTTGCTACCTCCAGCTTGCGTTGTGCAATAAGATTACGTGCCTCGCCGCGTTCTCCTTGTGCAGCGTCATATTCGGCTTCTGCATCTTTTACAGCGGTTTCGGCGGCAAAGCGTGGATCATTCTTCATAGCATCTCTAGCTTTGGCCAACTCCTCCTGTTTAATCTTCACGTTGTCCTCAAGCATGGAGCGTTCGTTGAGTTGTTCTTCCCTCAGCCTCTTTTGCGCTTCGTACAGTATTTCTTTTCTCCTCTTAAGCCAAAAGCGCTGTTCTTCGGTGCCTTTAGACCCCTCTAGCTCTTCACTTGCAGTAGCCAATTCGCTTCGCGCAGTATCAAGACTCTTTGCAGCCGTACGTCTAGCAGTTTCTGTAAATCTTAGTTGTCGCGCGCCCAAACGAATATCCGCACGACCAAGAAGTGCCGGACTCAACCCGCTTGCCCGTTCTGCTGCTTCCAATATGGTTCTTCCGAGATTTGCCTGCCACTTTGCTAGAGAATCGTACACGCCCTTTTCTGCGGTGCTCATCTTTGCAAAAGCCGCATTTAGCCGATCCTTTGCGGCAGACATATTGGACTCAAGCTCCGCGCCCTTCATGCCTTTGTCTGTCCACTCTTTCAGTTGGCGATTGTACTCTTCTCTGATCAGGTCTAGAGTCTCCCTTGCCTTGCCGTAGGCACCCTGCGCCCTATCCATTGCGGCCTCAGTGAAGTTCTCAGAACCAAAGCCCTCATATTGGTCAATCATCTCAAGACCAAAGTCCCGCATGGCGTTATCAAAATTTTCTTGGTACTCATCTAGCTTGTTTACAAATTTTATTCTCTGCTCATCGGTAGTACTCTTTGCCTCGACATTTTTCAGGGCTTTTTCTATATCAAAGATTTCCCCCGCATCAACGGCACCAAATTCGGCACCGGTAATGATGTCCTTGACCACTTGTTGTTGGTACTTGCTATAACCACCAAGTCCGGCTGCCTCAAAATCACCGGCTTTCACATTGGTATAGAGCTTCCCAAAGTCGTCACCTGTAACGGCTTTCTGTAACATTTGTATGGCGTCTGAGCGCTCTTTTATGCGTTGCTCTTTCTCCTCGTTCCTGAACCTTGTAGCGTCTGACTTACCATATGCCATCGCTTCTGCAAATGATATTGGTTCGTCTTTTCTTAGTTCCTTTATCTCCTGTTCTTTTGTATACCTATCTATTGCGCTGCCAATCACCGCTGTACGAGATGGAGTTGCAATGCTAAGTGGCGCAGTTTTCATCCGTTCGCGGAACTCTTCTAGATCTTTTTTAGCCTTATCTACAGCCTCTTGCGCCAGCTTAAGTTGCTCACTACGTTCTTCAGCCGGTGTGGTGCGCTGATTGATGAGGTCGCGGTACTCATTGTTGATTGCAATTCTGGTTTCTTCATCTGGTGCGCTGGCTATGCGCTTCTGGAGCTCCATCCTCTCCACGACATTCAGTTTCGGGCCTGTGGGGTTGGCAAGGTCTCTCTCAATTATCCGTGTTGCGTTGGATGCCTGTGCTTGCATGCCTTCTGCTGTCTGCTGTGCACGCATAACACCAGCGCCAGTCCATCTATCGGACACCTTATCAGATACGCCAAATCTCGCATCTAGTGCCTTACCAAACTGATAGCCCATCTGTGCAACTTGGATAGCGAGCAAGACATTGAACGCCTTCTCCATGCCCGTATCGCCTAGGCTGAATTTCTTGGCCGTGCCGCCAACGCCACCAACACCACCAACTCCGGGCATCCCTGCTGTGGCGTTGGTTATGCTCTTAGCTATATCGCCCGTGTTCTTGATCTTGATGCCATCTTTATCCAACCTGCCAAGGAGTTTAGCTGCGTCATATTCTCCAAGATGTGTAATTGGAGCGTCTTTGCCTGTAAGATTGGCTACAGCATCTTTGCCAAGGACTTTAGATACGTCATCACTACTCAACGCACTGAAGTTATGTGATCTACCAAAGAAGCTAATACGCTTGCCAGTATAGCTGTCCTGTGTACCGACTGGATAAGTGGAAAACGGCCCAGGATGGTCTGGTATTCGTTGCTTTAGTCTGCTGGCAGGTATTTTTGGCCCAGTGAATCCATCATATAGTGCAGAACTACCACCAACAACCGCTGGGGCGAGCATAAAAGAAGCAGACGATCTCCATGGTATCTTTGTTCCAGTTGGCTGTGGTGTCGCGCTTGTCGGCGCGGTGCTGATGTTCGTTACGTTAGTAAATCCAGCATCAAGACTAGTAGCACCGCCACCAGATACGGGAGCAGGAAAGATGGTATTGACAAAGCGGCCCTTGGAATCCCTTTGCGTGTACCTCTTGTTATTTACAGCTTTAGGTTCAGGGCCAGCACCAAAGAAGAACTCACGCTCTAGCTGATTCTCGTAGCTGTAATTTGGTATGGCCTTGTTGACATAATCTCTGTATAGCCTGTCCTCGTAGTTGCCATAACTACCGGCAGCATCAGACACTCTTGGCGATGCCGCATTGCTTCTTGCCGTTGCGGGAGTAACTGGTTTGCTGGTAGGGGTAGATGTTGGGCCGCCGGTAAGCATTGCCCTTGATGTTTGCAATAGCGCAATCTGCTGTGTGAGCGCATGATTCGTAGCGGTTATGGACGCCGTATGGGCAGCATATCCGGCATTGACAAGCGCCTGCTCAACACGGATAGCTGCTAGGTTGGATAAGGTTAGCTTCAGGCCTAGATTAGTAGATGTTACAGCACTGCCAGCGGCGGTCATTTCGGTAGTGATGACAGCGGCGAGCTTGGACACGTCACTGAGTGCAGTCTTTAGTCCAGTAACCGCCGTTGTAAATCCAGACGCAGCGGCCTTTGCAATGTTTATTTTATCGTCAAGGGTAATGACTTCGGTGGCGATGGCCTTTACTGATGCTTTAATGGACACAAAGGCATCACTAAGACCACGAACAGCCGGACTGACCTGTGTGGTTATAGTCGTGGTCATCCGTTTCAGAGCCGCGTCCGTAGCATCAATGGCAACAGCATCCTTGGCAAATTTACTTGTTGGCGTTCGTGGTGTCTTTGGCGTTTTACCATCCCCGCCACCCGTAGGCCCGCCAATGTCCCCACGGATGTTTGCCAAGGTGCTGCTTATCTTGGTGAAATGGTCGCTAATGCCTTTGTAAGCCCGCAGAGCGCCCATCAAGTACAGCGTCCAGCGGCTGAAGTATTTGATTTGTTTGTCCAGCTCTTCGGGTATCCTGGCCGTGGTACCCAGCAGATCATTCACGTCACTAACAAAGTCACCAATGCCCGATGACGAACTCCTGAATGACTCAAGCAATGATGAGCCGAATTGCGCTAGGGTGGTGGTGACGACTTCCGTGTCTTTGCCGACGGTGATGAATGCCTTGGTGACTTCGTTCTTGAAGCGCTCGGTTTCGGCACGCATGGTGTTCATCTGTTTCTTGAACGCCTCTTCAGCGGAACCGGACTTGCCCCTCATCTGATCAAGTACTTCTATGTATTCATCAAACTGCGTACCGGTCAACGCCAAGACAGCACGGCCAGCTCGGATGTTACCAAACATGGCTTCAAGGGCTTCTACATTGCCACCGACCTTATCTCTTAACTCACGCAGTACACCAGCGAGGCCCTTGGTCTGTATGGCTGTCGCGCTTATCTCCACGCCCCACTTTTTGGCGGCGGCTTGGGCTTCCATGGTTGGTTTGATGATGGCATTGAGCATCTGGTTCAAGCCAATCATGGACTGTGACGCAGATTGGGTACGGCTAAGGATGGCCACGGCTGCAAACAAATCATCAAGCTCAGTGCCCATAGCGGATGCGGTGGCTGTGACTAAACCGAATGTCCGAGCGAGTTCATCACCGTGTGCCTTACCTTCGCGGACGGTAATAAACAAGCCGTCCATGATGTCTTTGGCGTCTGTGGCGGCTATTCCCCACGCATTCATGATGGTGGTCATTGCGTCGCCGGTAGATACAATGTCAGCACGAATTACGTTAGCAGTCTTGCCGATGATTTCAGTAAGATCTGCTATCTCTTTGTTCGTGCCATCAATACCAGACGAGAATACCTCATACATGGTATTGGCTGAACCCAGGGCGGTGCTTATGCGGCTGTCAATATCAAGAAGGAGCTTGTCTACATTTTCAAGAGGCTGACCAGAAATAGCGCCAATGTCCGCGACGGCTTGGTAGAACTTTCCAGCCGCATCTGCTGCTCTGGCGAACGTTCCAGCAACGCCAGCCATACCAAGATATTGCTTGGCGGTATCATATATGAGCGCAAAGGAATCTGCCGATTTCTTGGCAGCGTTGTCCATGGCGCTGTTGAATCCACTTGGATCTGCATTGAGCGCTACGCCTAAGTTGAAATCAGCCATTACTTTCGCCTCTCATTTTCTTCAATATCTTTTCTGCGCGCTCGTTGGCCTTGCGCTTGTTTTCTTCCGATAATACCTGCCTCATTGCGTCCTTATCGTCAATTATGGCCTCGGTTTCGACTGTCTGCAATCTCTCAATCAATGTCTGGTCGTGCAATGCCGCTGCGCTCACTGTCCCGTCAAGCCTCGTGAGAGTCTTTGCTTTCTGTGCCAGATCATACAGGTACATTACATGACAAAAGGGCGTTGACATCAGTTTATCCATGTCATACGCCCCAAAGTACGTCAAAATTAGCATCAGTACATACTTGATATCAAGATATTGTGGTACTAGTCCGAACTTTTTTTTTCACCTTCAGGCGCTTCAGGGGCATCTTCGGGTTCCTTGAATGCGTCCTTTCCGTAAATCATGCCTTCCAGAATCTTGAAAGTGGAGGCGTCTTGCTTGGTCTTGAGGACGGATACGATATCATCCATCTTCGGGTACTTCGACATGAACTTATGTGCCAAGTCGGTAATCTCATGAGTCTTCTCAATCAGTTTGCCGACCTCGCCTTGCAACTTCATGATAAAGTCTGCCGTGTCGCTGAGGGCCTGGTAGTCCTCATCCTTTGGCGCGACATTTTCGTTTTCGAGATAACCATCAGCGAGCTGCTCACACTGCGCCTTGCGGTTTTCCATGCGGGCCACGGTGAGATTCCACTGGTTTTGAATGTTGCTGAATTGCCGCAGAAGCAAGACTGCCTGTGGGACATCACGCAACGTCAACAACGGTAACTCAACAACTGTATCCTTGTCAAGCTGTATGGTAGCGGATTCCTTGTACTCTTCAAGGCTACTGAAATCAATGTCTGCAATGCTTTTCATCTGTTTAGTCCTCCGAGGGCTTTACGGGTTGTTGTGATTAGGTAGCACTGGTTTCGGAAAAGGTCATGTAGTTGCCGCCAGCCGATTCAACATAGGCGCGGAAAACAAGCTGGAGACCTTGTGGGGTGGTACGCTGGAAAGGCACAGGGCCATCCATCAGCGGGGATGCCTTGGGGAACGTCCAAGCAATGCCGTTGCCAGCCTCAAGCGGGGTGACAATGAGTTCCTTGGCCACATCCAGAAGGTCGATGCCCACGGGGTCTTTACCTGCACCGCCAGCGACACCAGGTATCAGCGCAAGATTGGACGAACTGACTTCACCGAGCGTCATGGTGACAGTCACTTCAAGATTCGTGATAATGTCCTTGACTGGCAACGACGCCTGATCCGGCAGGATGGGCGTGCTGGTCATGTTGACATTGATTGCCACCGAGTCGTTCAAGGTGTACCCAAGATTGTTACCGTTGAATGTGATGGATGCAGGCCCCATGTGTAGGGTTGAGGGATCGCCAGTAAAAGTTGCTTCAGCCATAATCAGCCTCCGATATCACTTACAATTACTTTCAGGTTTACGGATACGTGCCACACTGGCATCGTACCACTCATCATTCTAGTCGGCCCGCTGATTGGATAATTCTTCGCCATAACGCAGAGGCAATCAGCAAACTCTACGTTATACAATGGAAATATAGTACACAATTTGCTGGCTGTCAAGATGGCCTCGCTACGATCTTTTTGTATCGTGTCGATGGTCATGCGGACAGTAATCGTTCCGTCTTGGTCATCAATGCCGTCAGAGATGCTATTGCATGACACGGAGCGGTAGGGTGCGCCATCAGCCAGCGTAAATACTTTCATTGTGGTTACGCCGTCACTGAACTCCGCATCCAGCAACTCAGTCATGCCATCTTCAATAGCCTTAATCAAGTTAGACACAGATTGCTCCTTAGAATGGAAGTTCGTTATCGTTGTCATAATCGCCACTTGGTATGGAATCTTCCGGGCCTGGGGGGCCATTTATTGCCAAGTCGCCAGCCTTTTTTATGGTAAAGCCAACGGGGTTCCTATCAGCAAAGCCAGCGCGATAGAACTCTTCGGCCATCTCTCCAAGTTCCCACATCTGCTCTTCATAGGCCCGAACCAAGAACAACTCACCTACGCGGCGGCCAGTACGACCGCTCTTTCGTTCTGCTCTGTCATACGCCCATGGTGTACCCTTTGGAGATACAAAACTCCCCCAGTTATTGTGAATGAACACCGCAAGCCACGGCGATGACACCCCCCACGGAGGATCTTCTTTGGTGTTGGCTTGAAAATCGGCATCAAATGAACTCACCCAATTTGGATCAATACCAACAGCGGCCTTGACACGGGTACTGCGGTTGGTTGGGCCGCCTATCATGGTCGTGCCTGTAGTCTGGATAGCATTGGTCAAGTCGCCACCGTAGTCTGGACATCTTTTGCGTGCCTCTTCTTGTATATATGCAGCCCATTGCCGCATCAAATCACGCGAGGCAAACACGGCCTTTCGCTTTTGGGCCTCTGTCCACTTCTTGAACTCGGTCTTATTCCACTTGATAGACATCGAATAGCCAGCGACGCGATATTGCATCGTGTCGCCGCTTGAATATGTCTTTGGTGTATAGCCTATCATCTATCTCGCACCTGAGTACTGCAAAGAAGGACATAGCCAACAAAGTTCCCATGGATGTCATACTGCTGGCGAACACCACCAATGTGATACTCAGAGCCTTGCCATACCGCGATCATGTTGATATTTGGAACTCCACCCGCGTCAAGGGTCTCTGCATAATGCGCCACGACAAGCGCGTGACTGAACTTGGCAAATGCAGCGTTGGCCAACTCCTCGTTGCTGAGTGTCCGTGCAATGCCATAGCCCGTCCCGACAAGTACCTCACCGACCACATCATGATCGCTATTGAGTACCGGCTTCACAATCTTAATGCGGTTTCCAGACGTTTTTAGATGGTTTAGCATATTACCTGGTGATGGTTAGCGATTTAGATAGCGCCGCAAGAAACTGGCCAGCACGGGAGTATTTAAGGGCCTGCATATAGGCTGCGCTTGATGCTCCGCTGTAGTTCTGTGCGGCGACATACTCCTCTCGGCCAATATTATCAACTTCAACAGCAGATACGCCACTGGTAGATCGCTCCAGCACGGCTTCGAGTAGTTCTTGATTCTTTTCAATGTACAACGCCCACTCAAATACAGCCATTTGGTACACGGTGAAGGGCGCGACGGTATTTATGGCCTCAGCGGCGTCAGTAGTGCCTAAATAAGCGTTAACGTCATTCTCTGCGGTAGTGAGTAGGGTAGTCTTGCGTTCGTCCGTCAAAGCGCCCCAAACGCCGCTACCAAAGGCGTTCGTGGCAAAGTATGAATTAGCCATTGATATTGTATTTAGCACGGCGATTCTTCCTTATGTTCTTCTTCACAAAATCGTCTGGCTGTGCATTTTCTATCTTGAGGAATGCTTCTTTTTCGTCTTTGATGCGTTGCTCCTCTAAGCGCTGCTGTTCTAGATTTTCCTTAACAAGCCTCTCGGCCATCTGTTTACAAAGCTGCTTGTAATCATCGAAAGGCTTGGTGATTGCGCGTTCTCGTAGATACTGTTTTGCTACCGACAGACCCATCTTGGTGTAGTCAATAACGCCACCGTATATCTCAACAGGGAACGATCGCTTGTGGATGTCAATAATGTGATTGAATGTAGCATCACCAACAACAAAGTATACCCGCGTGTAGTTATGTTGTGATGGTTGCGTCTGCTTGAACTTGAGATAAAACCGCAAGTTCTCGGCGTGTACTCCATGCACTTCCGCATAGAATCGCGCTTGCGGAAATTTGTCACCGTCAAAAAGTATTACTTCGTTTTTGTACATGATCAAAAATCAGGGGGAGGCCGGAAGCCCTCGGGGACACCACACCCGACCGGCCTCCCCCTGACAGTCCTTTAGGAAACGATCTTGACGTTAATGGGCGTTGCTTCAGCGTCAATGTCGGCGGCACTCTTGATGACCACGCCGGCAGTCAGCTTCACGCTGTTGACCCACTGTTCCCAGTTAGCCGGATCGGCAAGAACCGACATGGCCGGATTGCTGGCGGGATTAGCGGTGGACTTGAGCTGATAGCCTTTGACGTAGTTCCACATATCGCCCTCAGCCTGCAAGAGGGTTTTCATGTTCTCAAAACCAAGTTTGTCCTGCAATCCCACCTTGGTTTCGCCATTATCACGAATGGTGACAGCGCCAGGACTCAGGAACAAGGTCTTATACAGGGGCGTGACGTTATCATCGGCCAGATAGACCAGCTCAGGCGCATCAGTCACTACCACCGGCTTGTTCATGGTAGCAGGGGTGCCGCCATACAGGACGATGCCCGCGCCGGTATCAAACTGGTAATTGACCATCTGATTCTTGACCATGGCGAAGTACACCGCGCTGTGCATGACCAGACAGCTCAGATTGGACGCCTGATCACCGAACTTGGCCTGGGCATTGACCAACTTGTCAACAGTCAGGCTCTTGCTGGCTGAAGCCAAATCAAGAACCGTGGACGTGCCGTTGGATTCAATGGCCGCAGCAGCGATGCTGATAGCCTGATTGATGTTGTAGAGGGTCTTCTTTTCGGCCAGCTTGCGAGCGATCATCATCACGACTTCCTCATTGCTCATGCCATCGCTGGTCTTGAACGCCGTCCACATCCATTCAACGGGTTCAAACTTCCAGAAGGTCTTGAACGCCGTGTGTTCGGCACGCTCAATCTTGTGGCTGGTCTGCGCCGAGTCGACGGTGATATCCCGCCGGCTGATGGTACCAAAGTCCTTGAAGAACGCGGTATTCTTCTTGGTGCCGGTAGTGTTTTCGCCTTCAAGCAGGATAGTGCCGTTGGAGCCACCATTGAAGAGGTCAATCATGTGATTGACGCCCTCAATGTAGCCCGTGCGGAAATACTGCTCATAGGGGATAAGATCGGAAAGTACGGTAAGTGCCATAGTAAAAACTCCTTACTTTTGCAGAGGCGGTTGTTCGGCTGTAAGTTTCATGTAAGCAGCCTCGCCGTTGGTCTTGATGTATTCAACTTTTTCCCTGTCAGACCAAAGACTCGTGTGTTTGGCCGTCTGCATCTGTGAGGTGTTCGGGGGTTGGCCCGTACCTGCCCCAGACTTGACAGCCACCATAAACAATTCAGGTTCGTTGTTCTTCAGATTCTCAATATACGCATCGACCTTATCAGCCGCTGCGATGTCCACGCCGTCATTCTTCAATCGGTAGGCTAGATAATCGGGGTTCTTGATGATGGCTCCGGCCTTGTTTTTGGTGGCAATTCCGACTACTTTCAACTTGTAATCCAAATCAGCGCGTTCCTTGGCGAGTTGTTCCTTCTCGGTAGACAGGGTTTCAACTTTACCAGACAACGCCGACAACTGCTCCTTGATTTGGTCTTCCATGGTCTGTTTTACCGTGGATACCTCCGCTTGGAGCTTCGACAATTCATCCTCCTTGGCCTTCAACTGCGCTTGAGCTTCCCGTGCCTTGTTGCTCACCTCATTGAAGCGTGCAGTCGGTCGCGTTTCTTTCTCAAACTCAGTGATGTCCTCGGCGGTGAATGCTTCGCCCTTCTTAATCTTCGCCAGCAAATCTTCATACGACATAGTGGACTCCTTTGTTACTCATTTGTTGTCGCGGTTTAGTCCGCTGATAGAAAGTATATGCCGTAAATATCACATTACAAGCGCTCAGACCTGCTTACGGACGCTTTTTTTGATTTTTGGTAATCATTTCTAGCTTTAACACCATCTGGACGACTACCGCTTGCATCCGTGACGTGCTCTGCCTGCGCCTCGAAAGTCATGGGGTCTTTTGCTTCCTTTCCAGCATCAATGTCCCTCATGATTTCTTCGTGATCTTCGTCTGTAATATGGTGCAAGGTATCCAGAACGTGCGTCAATGTGCGCCTGACCTGCTTTTGATAGCTGTCGGAGACATTGAAATTACCAAGCTCGACAATAGCCGCGATGACTGCTTTGAGTTCGTGGATATCGTAGTCCTGATTGTAGCGGATTTCAGGCACTTTTATACTGCTATCGAACCTATTAAACAGCTCCCAGATACGCTTTTCCAGTTCCTCAAGCCCAGCCGCAAGTGCGCGGAGCTGTGCTGATAGGCTGATGTTGTCCACGGATTTGCTTTCGGCTGATTCGCGTTGGGTGGTATGCACGCCGACAAGGAATCCATATAGCTTCATCATCATAGTCACAAGGCGGTCATCATGGTCTATAATGGATTGTGTGGTAGCGCCCGTGGGTTGGATGTACCGCGAGATGCCCTTTTCCTCGCTATCTTCCTTGATGGCCTTGGTTCGTGACAACTGCTGATTGACTTCCACCATGATAGCTTGTTCTACGTCTGGGGCGTTCATGTCGATATCGGGGTTTGTGGCTGAAATGCGCCGCTTGATCTTTGTCACGATGTCACCAGCCGAAGCAGGCAACACAAGCTGACCATACGTCTGTTTGAGGATGTTGGTCAGGAGTTCCGATTCACCAGCCAATACCGCATCATGGATAGTCAGCAAGTCGTCAATGCCTGGATGGTTGAAGTGCGCATTGAACAAACAGTTGCTGTATGGAATGGCGGTCACTACTCCGGCTGGATTGGGATACTGAATGCTTGCCGTGACGCCTGTGGCCATCTGCATATCATGTGACTGCGTAAGGTCAATGCATTGCTCAAATCGCTGCCAGTAGTCCTTTGTAATGAGCGTGCGGCGTTTGATGACTTTATTGGTGACGAACGGATTATCCTTGTCAATCACTATTTCCTGCAAGATAATCCACTGCAATTCACCAAACTCGTCAAAGCACCAATCGGGAACGTCAAGGGGCGGATGGACATGGCACCACGGCCTGATTTTCTGTTCTGCCTTGGTCTTTAGGTCGATTGTGTCACCTTCAAGAAATGGCATATCAACGAATATCCACACGAGATTGAAGATAGTGTGGTAGTCAAATATCTGTCGCATGATGGTATTGACGCTTCTTTTCATCCTGTCGAAGTCGTCAATAATCTCTTTGTTGCCGCCACTTCTACGCGGGGCCTTTGAGAAGATATAATCACCAAAGCGGCTTGTGCTGTACTTGATGAGGTTGATGTTGTAGCTTGATGCGACACGGGCGTTGTATTCCTCCGTAGTTTCGCTCGGGTGCTGCAACAACACCTGCTGGAGATAGGCCCGACCGCCGTTGTATGCGTTCTTGGCTTTCGTCCATAGCGCCTTGTTTTTGAAGTAATAATCGCTCTCCCGTTCAAATACGGCTTGATGGGGATCGCAGCTGAGTGCTGGTAGCATTTGCAGTAACGGTTGTGTCATCTTAGAATAGTCCTCCACCGGCCTTGTCACGACCATAGACCAGATAGCGCAAAGGATCAACCAAGTCATCATCCTGTTTGATGGGCGAGTCCTTGTCTGATACTTCGCTGTTTGATTCGTGCCATGAGTAGTTCATTATTTCATCTATCAACGCTGTACAGGTACTAAATATCTTGAGACGTGGTTGCTTGATGTCCTTATCCACCATCATGCGCCGCCTGACTGCCGATATGCCAGACAGGACATCTTTTTTGGCAGGGGAGGTATATATGCCCTGCTTCTGCAAAAACTTCCGGTCAGACAAATCATGATCTGCCCACGTCTTTTCGTAGAACTCATTATGCTTCTCCATGACATCATTTAACATTTGGCCTATCTCATCAATAGTTTTTCCCGATTCTTTGAACTCTCTGTAAATATATATGGTATCAGTCACATAGTCATACGCAGACCACAAAACACCACAGGGATGATTGTAACCGAAGTCGATAGCCCGCTCCAAGGCCCATGACTTTGGTATATGAAATGGCTCTATCACGTGCAGCCTTTCGGTGAACTCCCTGAAGATTGCACCAGCGCCACCACACCACTTGCCCAAGAGCATCCGTTCGCGCATCTCGTATGGCAGGTTGTCGAGCTGCTGTATATATCCTTCTGGCAAGTTCTCAATATTGTCATAAGGCGTCCAATGCAGCGAGGCGAACTTCTCCGGGTCTTTGATGGGCTGTAGTGGCTTCGTGGTGGGGTCTTTGTGATCCAGCGCCCATATCTTCAACCAATGGCGGGGATTTCGTGGATTACAGTCAAGAATGAGCTTGTTGACCGCCACAAATTCTCCATTAAGATCATACACTTTTTGAGCAAGGCGGGTAATCAGCGTGTTAATGGCATCAAACTTCAGCTCGGTGGCCTCATTACAGAAAATGGTGATGAACTCAGTGCCTAGAATCTTCTGCATCCTGTCCAAATCATCCAAGCCACCACACAGTATCTCTGAACCATTCTTGAACACCACCCGTAGTTCTGTCTGGTACATGGTGTATTCATCATCCGGTATGAACTTGGTGAGGTAGCTCTTGAGGGTGTCATGCCACATGGATGTCCGCACATCCGTCATAGCCCTGCGGAAGATACCTTGTCTTGAGCCTGGGAATTGATAAGCGCGGCCAATAAGAAACTCAGTTATCAATGCGGTTTTGCCAGCACGACTACCACCCGTGAACAATATGCGTGTCTTGTCGGGATCACCCAATATCGCCAAGCCCTGTTTCTGCTTCTCGGTCAGCTTAAGTGGCATCAGTCATTATCCTTGTCATCATTGGCCGAAGTCGTTTCTATGATCTGCATGACCGGCGCATCCAGTATAAAACGCTCGAAGTCGTCCCTGTCCTCAATATGCTCAATCAGCCGCGCGGAATCAAACACTTCCAAGCCCATCAAATAATCCAACGCCGCGCACACTTCTTCATAATCAAAGAAAAGCATAGACGTATCCAAGTCTTTCCTGCCAGTTATTCTATTGCCCGTGAAGCGTATATGCCTGAAACGCACATCGCCTTTTTTCCTGGCCGACACACTCCACACCCTTGTTCTGCCATGCTTTTCCAGTACCTTGTCTATCAATTCTTTGTGGATTTCCCTGCCCGTGCTGAAGTGCTTGTAGGCGTCGCTCCCACATCGCACCAGCACCACATCCGGCTGTATCCACTTGTCATGTTCTATTTGTATGGCCATGTTTCTGCGTTATAGTTTGTAGTGGCTCTTCGCCTATAACATAACACCACAACACAGGAAAGCCAAAGCATGACCACACCACGCACCAATGGCACTAAATCACGCCCTAAAGCCCATCCCCATGACTACACCCACCCGTTGACTCAAGCCGCATGGAAACGCCTTTATGACGAAACGCGGGCCATGGTGGATGTCGTTGAGGCCGAATCACGACACTACGAAGACAAAGCCGCCAACGCTTTCGCTTCTGGCATTGACGATCCCTCTTTGGAACAGCGAGCAGAGGCCACATCAGCACTTTTGAACACCGCATCTTCTTTGGAGGACGCATTATACCGAATCATGTACCCTGAACTAGAGCAACAAGACCAACAGAAAGGACAGTATGAGTAACGACAACATCAATCACCCAAAACACTACACCGACACGCCATTTGGTCTTGAAGTCATTGATATCACCGAGCACTACAATTTCTGTATTGGCAACGCTCTAAAATACATCATGCGGGCGGGATTGAAGTGCGAAAAAGGCATGACGCAAGAAGAGAAAATGATGGAGGATTTGGGAAAGGCGGTGTGGTATCTCAATAGGGAAATGCAGAGACATAAAAAGCTATCTGAAAAGCACGCCAGAGAGCTAGCCAAACGCCGCAAACGAGATCAGGAACGCCGAAAAGCCAAACAACAGCCACAAATCCAGAAAGAAACACCATGACCACCATTGAAATCGAAAAATTGACCGACGAACACTTGCTGAAACGCGTCATCCATCACGTCTTTGGGGCCTATTCGACTACTACGCTGGAAAAATGGTACCAATCACAGCACTCGCCCATCCGCACCCAGCTCTTTGCCATCTTTATCACGGATTTGCGGTACTCGGTGGCCATGCAGCTACGAACCCATGAAAAAAATGGTGCGCTTATCCTCATTGAGCCAGGCCGTCCCGATACTGGCACCAAACGCTGTAAAGAAGCCATGCACAGCGACGACTACAGAGGCCAGAAACGCAACGCCTTCGTCCTCTGCAATGCCCAACACCTGATAGATTGGAGCCACAAACGACTCTGCAACAAGGCCGAATCACACACCGTTGAGTTCTTTGGACAGTTGAGGGATGCCGTAGCTGGTGTGGATGCTTCCTTGGCCGCTCAAATGGTGCCTATGTGTGTCTATCGCAATGGCATGTGTAGTGAGTTGCGACCTTGTGGACTGATGGAGGGGGTAATGGAGGGGTAATTTTGTTAGAAGATATTTGAGATACGGTATATTTTTGACTAGATGCTGAAAAAGAAAGACCACCAGAGCCGATTATGACTTTGGTGGTCTTTTTGATTGAATGTGCCAGCCAGGTTAGGTCTGATTGCCCCTTTTTGGAACTTTTCTCCGGTTAAAGAGAACTGACACAAATTGGTGCCCCTCCGTGGAATTGAACCACCCGACAGCCTCATCACAATTTCTAGTCAATGGATTTACAGTCCACCGTGATGATAGAGAGGCCAAGACTAGATAAATAGTAGCGGGGATGGGATTTGAACCCACGACCTACAGAATATGAATCTGCCGGGCTACCTGACTGCCCTACCCCGCAAAAGCAAGTGGTCTGGAATTTAGGCTTACTTGTAGAGGCCCCAGACCCGTGTATCCATATAATAACACACAAAAGAGAAAAAGCAAAGTAGAGAGAAAGAAAAAGAGGACAGAGAGGAACAAAACAAAGATAAAGAGACAGTAAAGGGGCGGTAAAGGGGCAAGAGGGGCGATAAGAGAGGGATAAGAGAGGGATAAGAGAGGGATAAGAGAGGGATAAGAGAGGGATAAGAGAGGGATAAGAGAGGGATAAGAGAGGGATAAGAGAGGGATAAGAGAGGGATAAGGGGTGGAATAATGTTAGGAGATAAAAATTAGGATGAGCGTGAAGGGGACTCTTACAAGGCCATACATTCATCATTAGCCGATCTGGTGCTGGTCTACTGCGACAAAAAACCCCACCAGTTTCCTAGACCGGCGGGGCGATTGTGACAGATTTATTTTTTCGGAATTGAAATTAGTGGCTTTTGAC